AGTTATTCCATTATCTTCTGGATTTTTTGAAACCGATGAATTTGGAATATCATCAGAATCTATTTCCGATAAAGACCAGTATAAAGAATTTAATTTAGTATCAAATAGTGCTGGAGATCACTATAAATTATCAACATTACCAATAATTAGTGGAACATCGTTTGAAGAATATATAATTCCACTTCAAATATCAAATAACTATAATAACAGTTCATATTTTGAAAATCTATATTTAGATATCTATAATCTACCAAGTGGAGCGGCTATATCTTCAGCACAATTAATAATTAAGTACAAGCCATCGAATGCTATAATGATGCACACCCTTGGAAGACCATCATTACAAGATATGGCAATTAGAGATTTAGTATTAAAGCCATCTGCTAAAAAATTATTAGATCCTGTTTTTGATAATGCTTCTGGATCATACATAACAAATATTCCAAATGCATTTAGTTTAGAATCAAAAACAAATTATGCTAGAAGATGGCGTGGTGTTGATGGAAATATTGTTTATGGCCCATATAATCCAAATGAGTTTGATTTTTCATTCTTTAATCCAGAGGCTGATCAGCCATTCCTAAATGGATATTATGATTTTACAAATATAAGTGGAAATTTTGTAATATCAGATAACTATTCTAATAGTGGATATTTTAGTAATTCACTAAATGTTTTAAAGAATATTGGATGGAGATTTAAAGATGAACAGCTATTTACTCATAATACAGATTATACTACTATAGATTGGACGCAGGTTGGAGATCCTCTACACGAAAAAATTACAGACTCATTTGATTCAGCAATTTTAGTTGGTGGAAACAGCGGAACGCTAAGTTTTAGTAATACATCTTTCTCTAGCGGCGCCGCGTTATATGTAAGATTTTCTCCAAACTATGATTACAATAACGACATTCAAAATACTATAGTATCAAAGGGTTCTTCTTTTGCTCTCTATATTGATAACTCTACAGAGCAATTAGTTTTATCTGTTGGAGCAAGCTCTTTTGATGATTTACTAGATGTTACGAGTGTTAACTACCCGCTATCACTATTATTAACATATAATTCTAATGAGCCAAGAATCAACCTTTATCATAAAAATGAAACAAACAATACTAACGATTTACTAATATCTTTAAATCAATCCTTACCAACTTCTACTTCAGATTTAGTTTTTGGTGATAGCAATTATGACAACGCTTTATTTATTCATGAAATAGGAATATCAACTAGTGGAAATATAGTTAGCAGCAACCCAAATAGGCTACTTAAACAAACCACTGTAAATAGCTTTTTAAACAATGATTTATATTCATATGTTGATGAAAATGTTTCTTTTTGGAAAATAGGAGATTTTAATACATGCGCGTTTTCTCCAGACTTTGATCATTTACTTAGGAGAGAAGGCAAAGATTATATTTTCCACAGTTTGACGCATGATGGTAGGCCGTATTCAGAAATAATTAATCTACCATTACCATCTAATATTTATGCTTCTGGCTTGGCTTACCACACACAAATAGAAAATGACTTTTTACGATTCTATTTAAGTGATATTCAAGATAATGATGATACTTCAAGATTTCATTCTGTTGTTCCAAGAATATCTAAAACTATTCCAAGAGGATATAATTTTACGGAAGACGCCCTTGTTGTTGATTCGGTTATAACACACAGCACATATAATGATATTTCTTGGTCAGATGGAAAAATCGGTCCAAAACTTATAGTTAGTTTATATACTAAAAATAAGGAACCGGTTGATAGACCAAGTAAAACTAATTGGGGTCTTATTAATAGAGCTATTCATTATTTACAACCATCTGGATGCGTACAAAAAATATCAAGTAAATTTACATATAATGATTTAATTGATACTTCAGAACCTTGGGCAAGTTTTGATTCTGAAACCTATATTACAGAATTTAATGAGAAGTTTTATTCTAAAGACATAGATGATATGTTCTTACAATATGACTTGGTTTATCCCTCTGGACAAGCCTTCAAGTCAAAAATAAGAATTGATTCTATTAATGTTGGTCTTAAAGCTATAGTAAAAGAACTAAATGAAAATAATACAATAAATCTTATTTCTAGCGGAGAACTAAAAGCACTATCTTCACTAGATTTACATACAAAAGGTTTTGATTTTGTAGTAGATTCGTTAAATATGTTCTCTAGTGGACAAGCAATTCCACTTGTGTCTGGCGCATTATCTTTTTATTCTTTTGGTGCTTATATCCATGATAATAATATTCCACTATATTGTCATAATGTAGGTTCACATAATAAAGCTTTATTTACATATATTTCTGGAAGAACAGATAAGTTTGCAGAAAATAATTTAGCGCTGTTTACTCAAAATCTTCTTGCTGATCAATCAGCATTAAATTCGTTAGTGCTATCAGTTTTTAATAAACCACAAGTAGAATATTTAAATAATAGTATTGGTTTTTATGTTTATTCTATACCACAGTTGGTAAATTCATTTCCATCAGCAACGACAAATTTATTTATTAATGGGTTTTACAAAGATCCGCTATCCCAAAATTCAGCGTTACCACTATATTTAAATGGCGTTCCTGCGGCAGAATTTATTGCTAGTGGATTATCTTTATATACCATAAATTATCCAGCAAATCCGCTTTTAAACAAGCAAGAAACAATATCTTGGAATTCAGAGAATGTTGGAAAAGATATAACAACTTTAGACAATCAAGAATCATATTTAGATGCTAACGATGAAATTAGAGGCGTTGATTTAGATTGTTTTGGCGAATGTGGAACCGAAAACAATTGTGCAGAAGACATTGTAGAATCTCATTCAATATTATATAGCCCACCAGAAAGCTGTGTTGACGGTGGAATATTCAGACCGCAAAATACGTATACAAATTTAGAAACCAGCGGATTTAGAACAGAAGTTGGATATAGTGGGCATTTTTACGGTATTAGAAAATATGATAATTTATTACCACAGTCACCATACTCAATAGTTATAGAAGCACAAACTGGTAGTAATAGGCCGATAGAATTACCATTTGAATTTACAGAAGTAGAATATGGATCTAACGATTATGTTGGATATTCTGGAATAAGTTTACTAAATAATGAAATACAGCCAACAGACGAATACGGAAAGTGTGGAGATATTAAAAATGATCTAATGGTTGTTGGCGCACCAAAACATGACTTAGTATACTATGAATATGATGAGAGTAATAATTTAACTAGTGGAATTCTAGAGGATGCCGGGGCAGTATTTGTATACAGAAGAGAAGCTAGACCAAGCGGAAACACTTGGCCCGTTGATAAACACAAGTCTCCTTGGACGCTAGAAACCAAATTAACATTACCATCTGGTATGTTAAAAGATTATTTTGTGCCAAGATACACAAACACCATTGGTAATATACCTTTACCTTTACCAATAACAGAAAGACTATGGCAAGTTGGACAAGAGGGTAGAGAGTTTGGACACAGCGTTGCAATAGGAGTTAATTCTGGAATTAAATCTTTCGAAGAAAATCAAAGAGAAATTATTGTTGTTGGTGGACCAAATTCTAAGTGGACACCAAGACCTCTTGAAGAATTACAAACTTCTGGCGTTCAAGTTGGCTTACTAATTTTTACAGATGAATTTACTCCAAATGTAACTAGAAGATCACCAACTGGACAAGCATATGTAGATAATTATACAAGCATTTTATCTAAAATACAAAACAAAGATTTAATATTTAAGTATTTTTCAGATCCACCAGTTTCATTTGATGTCAAGATTATTATTTGTGAGCCACTATCTGATTATTCAAATAGAATACCGCTAGAAAGCCCACAAACCGACTTTATAACAAAAAGAACAATATCTAGAAATCAAGGTTTTATCACCGCTGAAAGAAATGAAAAAATACTTAGCGGCATAAAAGAAGCATTCCATTCAGCATTTCCATATGACTCAACAAAGATTAATAATAACATTCCGGCTATGCTTGGAATTTATGTTGATAATACAAGATCTATGCGAAACGCTATTGATGGACAAGTTTCATCACTAAATAATTTCATTAACTATTACCAAAGTTATAGTTTTGCTAGTGGATTAAGAGATTTTTATAATACACCATCTTCCGGCGCTGTTGTAAGACACGTTTCGGCCCCATCGCACTGGATTGATGCAGCAAACTCAATGCTTGATTATGTTCTTGATACTGGAAGATTATTACAAGATAATCAAGTTAGATTTTTTACATCTGGAGTTGGTCAAGACGCATTCAATGAAAATCTTTCACAATTTAACTATCCACCAGATAGTGGTGGTAAAGTCTTTATTTTCGAAAAAGAAAGCGGATATTGGAACCTAGTTCAAGAAATTAAATCTTCTAATATTACATACAGTCATCCAGATAGATTTGGACACGCTATTGCTATTAGCGACAATACTGAAGTAATTGCTATTGGATCTCCATATATTTCAGATTCTTGCCAAGTCTTTGAGTACAAGCAGTCAGAAAAAGATAGAATATTTAATGAAATATCATCTTGGGTAGCTCATAAGAGTTCTATTACTGGAGGAGTTGGAAGATATGCAACATTAATTTCTGATTACTATTCTTGGGTTGCAAAATATGGGTATGATTATAGTAATAAGATTTTATATTCAAAACTAACATCAACAGAAAAATTTGAAGCTAGAAAGTATCTAAATATTCAAGAATACAAACAGGTACTTAGTTATAATCAAGGAAATTTTGTTGGAAAATCAAAGTGGAACTTTATAATTGATGAGTTTGCGCCAACAGCTAGACTTGGATATAGCGCTGCCGTAAATGATGACGGAAGTATAGTTGCGTTTGGTGCGCCAACAGATAGTCTTAATCAGTGGGATGACGCTAGGGTTTATTATAAGAATCTTGGATATTTGAACACTGAAGATACTAGCTTAAATACCAACATAATTACTCCAGCTTGGAGGTCAAATGTTAATGCTGGCGCAGTTAGAATTTTTGAATCTAGAAAGTATTATCCACATAATAAAGTTATCGAATATGGTAAATTTGGTAATCTACAAAAAGAATTAGGTCTACCAGAAGACTCTGGACACTTTAACTATTTACCAACAATATTTCAAGACAATAACTTTGAAGTAACACCATTTTCTCAGGTCAATATACCACAAGATGCTGGATTAGCTTTTATTATCACGCCGTCTGTTGACGCATTAAGTAATGAAGTATTAGATAATATTGTTGAATGGTTATCTCTCGGAGATAGAAATCTTGTTCTTGTTGGAAATGACCCAACTTGGGAAAGTAGTGGAGTATACTCTGAATCTAATGAAATTGTTAATAAAATTTTAGAAGAATTAGATTCAAGAATGAAACTGTTCCCAGCTAGAAACCAATTAGAAGCCTGTTTAGATAACGAATCTTTGGGAATACCAACGTTTGTTGATAATTCAACTCCAACATATATTTCAAAAACAAATGTTAATATTCACGGTGTTGCAGATATAAGAACAAATTTTGATAATATTCCACTATTAAAAGATAAAGTTATTTATTCTTCATGCTCCTCAGAAAATGTTGATCTTGGTAATGAGGTTGTGGTTACACTACCAACCGCTAATACTAAGTGCGAACTACCAATTAAAAACGCTGGAGATTTGAGAGCGCAATGGTATAAATATTGTATCGGTTGCGGAGGAAGAAGAGAAAAATATGCTGTAAATATTCCATTTTATTTTAGCACTTTTACGCCTCTATGCAATTGCGACGAAGAAGAAACAAAGAAATCATTAGCAAGCTCTCGCGTCAACGGAAAAAATCAAGAGCCAATTCCAATTTTAGCTGCTGCTAAAAAACAAATAGAAACTATTGTAATTCCATCATCTGGACCAGTATATGGTACACGCCCAACATATTCAACAGAAACATATACTTCAAATTCATTGTTTGTTACATTCGATGAAAATGACGTTGGTGAATCTACTAGCTTTATTTGGTCAATAGATGATCAAGTAGACGCTGAATACTTAATTGGTTCTAATAATATTATACAGCCACAACCTCAAGATGGAACAAGCGGAATTTTACAAATACTTGCATCACCATTTTCAGAACAAACATTTGGTAAAAAACAAGTTTCAGATAAAGCATATTTTAGTGTTGAGCAATCACTATATAACTCTAAAATTATAGCAATTGCTGGATTATTCACAGAATCAGAATCAGTTTTATATAATGCTGGATTAGATAAATCATTTGCTAACGATGAAAATATTAATTTTTATGTTAATATGGTATCAAAATCTAGTGACGGAGGTTCAAGAATAAAGTTTCTTTCTTCTCAATGGGTTGGAAGATCTAGCTTTACCGATGCTTATCCAGACTCACAACTTCATGGAGTATTTTTAGACAATGGTAATTTTATTGAATATTCTGATACTATATATTCATATGATGATGTCTGTTGGATAGCTAATCCTAAAAATATACCAAACGATATAGAGCTTACAGCTATTAAGTCTTGGTTATCTATTGGAAATAAAAAATTAATTGTAACACATGATAGCTCAATAGAGCAAATGAATATAGCAAACTCTTTATTTGATCTACTTGGATCAGATATAGAGTCACTATACTTGCCAGTTGATGATGTCTATGTAAGAATTAGACTTAACCAAGAAAATTATATTAGATTAAATCCAAATCACCCAATATCTATTGGGTACAATGACGCTATAACATCAATTCAGCAGATTAACTTTACTGGCCTAAATAGTATTGAATTTATATCATTTAAGTTAAATAATAATATTATTCCAATAGCTTATTATGGCGGCCCAGTTTATGATACAGAAGTCATTACTAATGGATATTGGTCAATAAACAGTCAAGCAAAAGTTTCGTTCCCAGCAATTGCTGGATCTGGATATAAAATATTTATTAATACAAAATCAGATAATGAATATGAATCACAAACACTCAATGTTTCTACACAAAATGTTTCTATTAGTCCAAAAATCCCATATCCAACATTCCCGATTGACATTTATCAAGATTTTGCATCAACTAGATCAGTTTCATTCAACGCGCAGGTAAAAGAAAATAAGAATACAATAGATTTTTATATTACATCTTATGTTCCAACAATAAGTAATGTTGATGGATATATTCCAAAAACACCAAAATTAATTTCTATCTCTGGAGTACCAATAGGAATTAAAGAAAATATTGCAACATCTACATATTCTGTAAATGTACAAACTGGTTATGAAAACTATCTAATTAGCAACGGAGAGCCAGAAAGAATAGTAACAAGAGAATTTTTTGATTTTATCAAGAATAAAAACACACAATATTGTCAAGAAGATTGTTTAGATAGTGGATTTGATGATCAATTAATAGCAGATGGACCAGTTATTGTTGCTCAAGAGCAAGAACATATAACATCTTTTAATGCTGGATATAATAGATCAAGAATTACACTAATTGCAGATTCTTCTCTTGTACAAGGAAGATATCTTGGAGACGATCAAGGAAGAATACCACTAAGCACACTTAATTTTATTAGTAGCTTATATCCACAAACAAACTTTGCTTCTGCAAATGCCGGAAGACAGTTTAATCAACAAACTAAGATAGTTGCTCCAGAACGTGGAAGCCCACAAAAGTATTTATCACTTGTTTCTAATAGTGGGTTAAGTAATAAGTTTGCTGGTTCAATACCAAGTAAACAGCCAAATCTATTTAATAGTATAGAATCACATTATGATCCAAGATATGTAATTTACCCACTAGATCCTTGGGATATATCTGATGATGAAATTTCTATAGAATCTAAGAAAAATGCCGCAAGACAAGCGTTTATGCTACAAGAAACTAATTTTGGAGCAAAATCTAAATTTACCGAAGTAGTCGATGGCACATTATATAAAGATATTAATATCTATGGTGGATTACCACAATTACTAAAAGATAAGGGCTATGATCATATAGACTTCAATAAACTTCCATCTGGATATCCCGGAGATTTATTTGGATATTCTATAGCACTACATAACAATAAACTAATTGTTGGCGCCCCGTTCACAGCATTTTCCGATGAAATAATAAATCCTTGGCAGCAATATATTGATGGTGGATCTTCTTCTGGAATAGAATTATCTTATAATGGTGGTGCTGGATCAGTTTTCGTATTTGAGAAGACGTTTAGTGGAAGCGGACTTCATGGAACATTAACTCCGTGGGAGTTTATACAGAAACTAAGGCCAAGCTCCGTAAACATTGGACAAGACATTTATGATGGAAACGGGTCTGGTGTGTTAGGAACCCATAATTATGGTTCTGGATATTTAGCTAATAACTCTATAATAACTGATCAGTTTGGTCTTAGCGTGGATATTGATTCAGATATTATAGTTGTTGGCGCTCCGGGGCATGATTTTAACAATAAATACATTAATACTAGTGGATCATTTATTAGAAAAGAATTTAATGAAGAATTTTATATCCCACAAAGAATAGTCACAGACTTAGGCTCTTCTGGAATTAGGCTACAAAATAGTGGGAATGCACTGTTAAATAATGGATCTATATTTACTTTTGAAAATAAAATAATAGATTGGTCTACCAAAGACAAAAAGTGGACATTTGTAGAAAAAATAGTCCCAGTTTCTGGGTGCGATAATCAAAATTTTGGATCTATCGTTTCTATAGATAGATTATTTAGAACAGATGCCGATTATACTGTTTTTGCCGGATCAAATTCTGGTATATATTCTAGCGGCTCTTCATATTCTTATGATATAATGTTAAGACAGCCGCCACCATCAATACCAAGCCCAGAAGCATTTATACAGGCTAAAGTTTTTGGAGAAAGAGACTCTGCCGGTAATCCAAATGTGTTTATTTCAGTACAAAATAGCGGCGAAAATAACCAAAAGTATTTTGCAAGCGGAACAATATTTTCTGATAATAAAGGTCAGATTTTTATAGAGGTTTCTGGACAAGATCCAGCAATTAAGGGATTTATTTCACATAGACCGTTTATCAAGTCGATAGATGGTCAGTATACCTTTGGAACTCCAAACAATGGCAATATTACATTATATACTAACGGATCTAATTTTATAAACCAAAATCTTCATATATTTACCAGTGTTGACGATAAAGCAATTGTGTATAATAGTCTAGGATTGTACAATAGCGCAATAATAGATTTTGCTACTAATTTACCATCTGGATTTATATTATATACAAATTGTCCAGATCCGGTAGAGATAAATAATTCTGGATTGACCCTGTACGCTAGTGGGATAGGATCACAATCTGATAAACTTAATCTGAGAATCAGAGGAAAAGCATGATTATAGTATATTCTGGCGGCGTTAACGCTAATGGCACACCAGCAACGCCAGTGGCAACAGTAATTAGACCATGCCCATTAATTTCTATTTCTTCTACAAGAAATAAGAATAAAATGGGAAACATGGGAACTACATATAATATTACCCTAAATGGAACCCTATTAGATAATAGAGGATCTCCAAATTTTTTAGGAACAAATACGCCCGTTCAGCCAGAAGCATTACCTGTAAAGTTTCATGGTAATTTTAATGATTCTGCCGCAGACTTGGTATCAAATTCAGACAGAGCAGCATCTATACTGCAAAAACAAAACGCTTTAAGAAATCTTTTTGCTATAGATGGACAGCGTGTTGAAGTATTATCTTGGGAGGGCAATGAGCCGGTTTTAGTATTTTTCCCCAAAGTCGAATCTATTTCTTTTGAAGAGGGAATATATATTGACAAGTGCAATTATACAATTAATCTAACAACAGATTTATTCTTTGATAAGAATGATAATATTTTTGCGGATAGTTTGCACTATCTTAATTTTGAGCCATCTGGGACTATAAACTCTCAAGGTTTTTATACCACAGAACATCTTAGCTCCGCAGCATCAAAAACATTAGAACAACATATAAAAGAACATGGTGGCCTTGTTGAAGATTTTAGCGAAAGCTGGTCTTTAGAGCCAGAAGAAAATACCGGTAACACATCTAATCCATTTGTTGCTCCCGGATTAAATACAGTAAGGGGATACAGATTAACAAGAAATATTAGTGCTGTTGGAAGAACAATATATGGACCTAGTACTGCTAATTCTACCGGCCCAAGTGTACGATATGAAGCTTGGCAGCAAGCAAAAGAGTTTATAGAAAAAAAAATCTTAGGCGATAAAGATGGAGAAAATGCTAATAATGCCTTTAATCAATATGATCAATACCCAAAACTTAATTTCGAATCTGGATTTGCTAGTGGATTTATTAGTTTAGCCCAGCACGCTTTTGGTGGATATAATCATTCTAGAACAGAAAATATTGATAAAACAAATGGATCATATGCTGTTACAGACACATGGCTATTATCCAGTGGAACATCTTATGAATCATATACCGCGTCGGTTTCTTCAACAAATGAAAGTAGCATAATCGGAGTTTCGATAGATGGAACAATTAGAGGTTTAACAAGTTTGCCATCTAGTGGGGATATATACGGTGGAGCATTAGGTAGTGTTAGTGTTGGCAGTCTTAATTCACCGTATCATAATGCTATACTAAAATATAGAGAAATTAGTAATAATGGTACATTTGGTCTTACTTCACATATATATAAAAGAGCTAGTAATTTAATTGGGAAATTTTTAAATCCAGTACCACTTTCTGTTAGTCTTGGATCTAATGAATTTAATGGAGAAATAACTTATAATGTTTCGTTTGACACAAGACCACTAAATCTTGTTCTTAGCGGAGTATTATCTGAGAAAATTTCTATACAAGATACATATCCCGGAGATATTTTTGCTACTATACCAGTTATAGGACGCAAAACTGGACCAATATTACAATATATAGGTGGAAGAACAGAGTACCAAAGAAGCGTTACAATAGAGTTAACGGTAGATCCAGATTATGGCGGAACAGCAAGACAACAATTATTATTATCTAAGCCAAGCTTAAATGAGCCAATGAGATCATCTTTAATGAATGTAATATCATATTTAAGTCCATCAAGAGAACCAAATATTAGAAAATATTTCTTAAGTCCACCAACTGAAAGTTGGGATCCAAAAGAAAAAAGATATAGTATCAGTTTAAACTGGACTTATGAGCTAGGAGATTAATATGCCAATTCCAACAAATGCTACAACAGCGCCGGTGGCACCAACTAGAAATACTCCCGGTTTAGACTCACAAAGGTTAGAATATAATCCTAACCATCCAAATACTCAAAACTTATTAATGAGGCAATCGCCACAACTAATACCAAAGCCACAGGGTTACAATTCTCCAAGTGGTTTTTATAATGTTTTTATGGCCACGGCTCCAATTAGAGATCAACAAGTTTTGGATTGGGCAAGAGATGATGTTAAATCATTGGTTGATATAAATGTTGGACCAAACGTCGAAACTGCAACAGATTCTAATAAAAGGTCACTTAATAATATTTTTAGACCAAGTGGATTTTTATATCCTAGAGCTAATGGTGGGATTCCAGCAATTAACAATGATCCACAGTATCTATATAATAATCCTGTTTCTAATGTTTTATCTAATGCTGGAACAAATTATCCAAATGGTGGAGTATTATAATTATGAGCAATGAAATTATTTTTCCAACATTATTTTATAATGTCCCACAGACGCCAAGTGGTATGTTTAATAGTGTTTTTACAACAGTAACAACAACAACACCAATACCGCCACTTCCACAGCCATTAGTAAATATTCCAGATAGTGGAGTTAGAGATTTTACAATAATAAATCCATACATACACTATAGTCACCCACAAATTTCACCATCACAGTCTATTATTAGTATAACGCCGTCTGCGTATTTAGAGATTGCACCAAGATTATTTAATCTATATAATTTAGTAGATAGAAGAGATGCTCGTACAGGAACTTTTAAAGATGCTAATAGTTATTTAACATCACCAAATTAATTATATTAATATGACAACAACAACACAAGATCCATTGGGAAGAGGCATAAATAGCGCTTCTGGATATTATGGCACTGGATGGATAGCTAGTGGAGCTATTCCAGAAAGTTTTTCAATGGGTGGGTGGACCACAGAAAATAGAGGCTTTGCTCAACAAACATTCCTTGGGGCTTCTATTAGAAGCTTTACTATGAATGGTGGATTTGGTGATAATAGCTCAACGTTATCGGTAGAACTAGTTGCCGATGAATATAATTTATCTGACAATACTCCAGCCGGATATGGCGACGATGTTTATCATAGTGGAACAGCGCAAAACCCAAGGTTTGGAGATAGATTTGTTCCACCAATGCCCGGTTCTCCAGTTTTCTTTAAATTTGGCCAACAGCTTGCAACGGTTGAAGAAGCTTATAAACAAACTTTTGATGATCTTTATGGTTTTGTTACTAGCGGAACACCAGTAATTAATTCATGCAGTAATATGCCATTAGGTCCAGTTGGACCAGATACATTTGGTGATAAAGTTGCCACAATAACACAACTAAACAATGGAGAATATGTTGGTATTGATGGTAATATTTGTAATCTTAATAGTTATCTCAATGATCCAAACCAAAAGGGTAGATATCATCTTGTTTTTGGCGGTATATTACAATCATATATTCAAAATAGAGGTCCGGGAGGAAATCCTTTATATTCTGTTCAAGTTATTGATCCAAGAGAAATATTATCTAATGTAACTTTAATATTGAATAATTATGCTGGAACAACATATAGAAATAATAATCTTATTAATGTATATGGATTTTTAGAACACAACTGGACACCATCTGAAGATATTACAACTTTTAGAAATGAAAACGAGCCTCAACTTAAATATGATAGAACATTAGAAAAATTTATTGATATTCCAACTGCTGGATCATCAAGCTCGTTTATTAATCAAGTAGTTATATCATATAGCGGAGATGATACATATCATAGACTACCAATAAATGCGTCAATAACGCCCCCACCAGACGATGCAACATTTATAAATGGTTTTCCAATAACTGGAACGGGTTTTTCAAGAAGAGGAAGCCAAGGCATACCATATTATAGAGTTAAACAAGCCATAAATGCAATGCTAGAATATGAAGGACCACTTCCTCAACACTACAAAGATAAGGGATTCGATACTAAGATCAATTTTAGGGGATTTAATTATGTTGTTGATTTTGGAAGTATTCCAAATTTACCGGGATTATATTATTTAGATTTTGATGAAATTAATTTACTTGACCTTGCTTTAGAAATATGTGATGTTACTAGTCACGATTTGTTTGTTACACTGTTGCCAGTAATTGATCATCCAGCTTGTTCTTATTTATATAACTATAACTTATCACTTATATCTGATGTACAAAAATTTCAAGCAAGTGGTATAGCCGGAATAATAAGACTAGATGCTATAGATAGATCCACGCAACCCCAATATGGCGCCATAAAAACATATATAGACAGTTTGGCTAGTAGTGGAATATATGTTGAAAATCAAGATGTTGGGTATGAATTATCTAACGTTACAACCGATAAATTTATAGTCGGAGCGCAAGAAGTTGAAAATTATTTCTTTACAACAAATAATGATAGAGACACAAATATAACAATTGCAAAAAAAGACAAATGGACATTAGAAACTTCTTTAAAACAACAACTATTACCATATTATGGATTACTTGGAAAAAGCGCCGTAACTATTCCCAAAGGATTTGGAGCATATCAACAAATATTGTTAGACTCTACCGGGCTTGAAGCTAATGGCGTTGGAGCATATTATGTAGCAACAGAGATGGAACTAAGATGTGCAATGATTTCTTTTGAAAGGTGGAAAGAATTTCTTTTACAATATAATGATAACTATGTTACATCATTAGAAATAAATGATACAGAAGAAGAAGCTGGCCTTTTAAGATTAGTAAATCAAACCGGAATGCCTCCGGTTGGATCAGATATTAATCCTAGAACAAAAATATCAAATAATTATGGAGTAACAGTTCCAAGATCACTTTTTCCGACATATTCATACGCCCCTTTTCCAGAATTTGGTGAAGATAATCTACCAAGTAGTCCTTGCAATCCTCCTTATGGATATCCTCTTTATTATAAGCGGGCCACAAAGATTGGAATTCCAGAGGCTGGTTTAACTGCAATAGGATCAAAAATAACATCTATTATTAATAGTTATCAATTATTAGCAACATCTCCAGATAATAATAATTATAAAGCTATATTAAATTCAGAATTTACTAGATTAAAATCTATTAAAGAATATGGAGAATTATCTGAATTTGATAAAGCATATTTTGAACAAATAGAAAACTTGATTAAAGACGCAGAAGAGGACACAGAAAGCTCAAAAGAAGATATAGAAAAAGCTCTAGTATTTATGGAGGAATATTTAAAATCATCATCACCCATATTAAATAATTTAGGTAAAATTTCAAAAAAAAATACAGAAAATGCATTGAAAGTATATAATTTTGTTAAGAGTATTGCAGATGAATGCCTTGGAAAAAAGTTTTTGGTAAAAATTCCAAGAGCAACAAATTTATTTTATGATAGAAAGATTATTGATATTCAAGATAGACAACCGCAGCCAGAAGAAGAAAAAGAAGAATTCTCTATAAACCCAAGTCAAAAAAGTGGACCAAAAAGATTTATACAGGGTCCGTTTGGGTTTGTGCCAAGGCCATTGTCTTCGGTAGTAGGATATGAATTTAGTCCAGAATTTGCCAATGAAATTACATCAAAGCGTATCGAGGCGTCTTCCGAACATATTGGGCCAATGACGTTCTATGAATTACAACATCATTTAGGATCTGGAACAGAAGAAAAATTTTCTGGCTCATTAAAATGTAACTATAATCCAATATCAGATCAAATAGAATTTAATTATACTCCTATAAATGATGGTGGATTTTTTGATTTTGATTTATATTCTAATTTCATTGCGGCATCGTCTATCAATAGAACACCACAACAAAATAGGCCACTTGGAATAGTACAAACATTAATACCAGTAGATTTAACAAACTTTATTACTGAGAACAAGAGAGTTTCACCATATGTTAGATTCGATCATAGCCAATTTTTATCATTAGAAAATTTAAATTCTAACGATTTTATTCAGCAGATAAAAACAGCAGATGGATTTATTGTAGACTTTAATGAGACTTTAGATAATGTTAAAGATGAAGGAAACAAAGAAATTAAATTTGGACCAAGAAATAGCGAAGAAACAACAACAAAAGAGAGTGTTGTGTTTGTAAAATGCTCAGTAGATGATAAGTTTTATATGCCACCCAAGTGTATCATGAGCGGTGTTAAAGTTGCTGGACAAGAAATCAAAGAATTAAAAACGTTTATTCCGCCAAGAAAAATATATGACCCGTGTGAAGATAAATATAATGATAGTTATTCTTTTTATAGATCGGTTTTTGTTCCAACAAATAAACTTGGTTCACCTGTAAATGTATTAACATTTGATTGTTATAAACCACAAAATGATGAAGAAAATTTATTTAAAAGCTGGTTAATAAAAACTAATTTAAAAGATTTAGATACTAATAATGTTTATGCACTAATAACACTGCCGGGTAGAGTTATTCCAACTAAAGATGGAAGATATAGAGACAGTGTTCTACAATCATTAAACGCAGAAACATTTAAACGTTTCTTAACAATGGACACCGTTGATAAAGAAGTTGCTGGATTTAACTTACCACCTTTTATGGAAAAAGAACCAACACAATTATTTAATCTTCTTATTAATAAAAAGGTTGAAGTTATTAATCAAGCGTGGTTTGCTTCTAGAGAGGCTATTAAACGTATATCTATCGCCTTTCCGAACAATGTAAACTTTACGATGCCATCACCAATATATCCAGATTTGGTATGTTTGCCATTAATGTCAAAAGAAAGATGTTACGGGCCTTGGGTATCTTCTCAAATTGATGTGCAATCTATAGTATATAGCAACATAGGCGGTAGAATAGAATTTATAAAAGATGAAAATTTAGCTCCGTGGAATTATGATGGATATTATTTAATGAATCAAGCCGGAATAGAACAAGCAAAATTTGCACAAAGTTTATTACTATTTTCAGAACGTGGAGGTTTTGTTGTTCCCGGAATTCCCCCAAAAGTATCTCTTGGAAAAAGTCTGTTAAATTTGGGACCACTTGTTACTAATTTACAAGTAGACGTTTCTGACGCTGGGATAAAAACTACTATAAAAATGGATCTTTATACTGCTAATTTTGGAAAACTACAAAAACAAAAACAAGAAGCTATATCAAAACTTAGTAGAGAAAGACAAAAACTAAAAGATGAAAGAAACGCCTTAATAAGAAAAGGACTCGGAAAAGCTCAAGCTTCAGTAAATTATTTGAAAGAATATGAAAAATTACAAAAATCTACAGACGCAACATTAAGTGGAAAAGGCAGTCTCTTCACTGGTCCATCGAATGCTACCAACGTAATCGCTTTAGGTGTTAATAAAAACAAAGAATTAAGATGGAGTTCTAGTCCATCAGTTGGAGAGCAAGGTGTACATGAAGTGTCTCAATATACTCATGAGGGTAGCGTTCAAAGCTATGGAGATATTGCTGCAACTGTTGGGCAATTTACTGACGTAAATGATTTTGCTGTTGCTGATCGTAACTCTGTAACAAAAACAATCCCAGAAATATTTGCTCCAGCCTCACTTGCTCCAGATCATGAAAGTATGCCATCTCAACAATCAGTAGCATCTACTGATGGATTTTATTCTTTATATTTTAATCAAGAGACTCCATTCGAACAACAAGATATAACATAGGACTAAAATGAATAATAACATGAATATATATAGTAGAAAGAAGGAATTTCATATTTTTTCTACAAAAGATTTTGCTCTTGGGCAGCTAGGAATGGCTTCATATACAAAGAATTCTTTAGAAAATTTCTTAAAAGATAGCAACTCTGATGTTAAAGATTTTTTTGAGACAACCAAAAACATTGATGATGCAAAAGAGGCATTATTACGTCCAGAATTGTCAGACTTATCTATAATCAAATTTGATAAAATAGACAATCAATATGAATATGAAAGCGGAAATAATATATTTAAGTATGTAAAGGATGATGGTACTGTTGTTGATAAAGTTTCGTCTATATCGTCACTAGATAATTTTTTAACTCTATACGATAAGTTTATCACAACTAAAGACGATTTGCTTGGAGGAGAAGGAGATTCTGCAATTTCTAGAGAAGATATTTTAAATATATCCACAAAAATACAAACTAGTCTTTCTGGATGCTTGTCGTTTACTGCGCAATATGATGCAATTACTGGAACGCAAAATCCAAAAATTACATTAAAATTATTTACAAGAGAAAGACCGGAAGATGGTAAAGCAATAGGATTAAGAGGAAGCCCGCTAATAGTAGATATACCAAGAACAATAAGCAATTTAACATTTGGACAAGAAAATACAAATCTTTCTGATGTCGGCGTTTATACAAGACCAAGTGAGGGTGGAATAAGTAATCCAGCAAACTCTGTCGCTGGAAAATTAGATATTAGATATAATAAATCTACTGGAATGTGGCAATCTGGAACGCACCAAGTTCTTGCAAGATTAACAACCGATGTTGATTCTGCCAATGTTGGTTCTATAGATGGCTTTACTGGAAGAAATTCTAAAGATGTATATGATCCATCTTCTCCTCTATATATAGGACAATTTTCTGTTGGAAAAGCCTTGCCACTAAGTATGGAAAATGGAAATCCGTATATGTATGGCCCAAATTATATTGGGTGTCCAATTGATGGATCTAAAAAATTAGAAGAAAAACTTGTTGTTAATAGATCTAATAGAACATTTAAAAGGGGAGACGTTGTTTTATTAAGTCACATTGATAATGAATGGATAATTCAAGGGTTTGATATACCAACAACAAATAAACAAACCGGCGTAGGAAGATGGCAGTTTCAAAAATTTATTGTAAACAATGAAGACTTCTTTAGAGATATTAGATATAAAGAGGGTAACGGATTTGCATATAGCGCACGCATAACACCACAAGTTTATGAGCAAAAAATGAAAATAAAGTATTATATGCAATATATTAATGGAGAAGACCTTAGTGTTCAAGACCATTTTGAATACCTTGAGAATGCAAGAGCAGATAAACAAGAAACTGCTCTTTTAAATATTTATTTTGATTTAACTCCAGAACAAGCTATAGCAAGAAGCTCCAATTTGCCGCAGCCGGAAGAATATGATATTGAATTAAGCACTAGATATTATCAATCAACAGTTTTTGACCAATTACACAAAGAACTTGGTGGAACAAATAATAAAACTGTTATTGCTGGAACGAACGTATTAAAACCAGATTCTGAAGAGTTGTATTTTCGTGATGTTCCAAATTTTTGGGGACCAGTTTTTCCAAATGGATATACTTCAGCGTCTGTTTTAAAATTTAAAGATATATCTGTTGGTAAAAATATTACTACTAATAATAACAATATTCATAAATTTTTTGTCACCGGCATTCCTCTTTCTATCGAGCAGGAAGATAACGATACTGATCATATTGTGATACCACATTTACGTAGCTCTATTAAGGGATTGTTCAAAAATATAGATGATCCCACTGATTCAAATTTACTACAAGTTCCAGCAGAAATGGCTTTAAATGGATCATTCAAGGGGAAATTTTCATATCCAGTAGAAAGAATTAATATACCAACAAATAGTCAAGATTATTTGCCACAATTTTTTATAGATCATTTTACATCTTCTGAAAGATATTCTTATTTAACATATGATGAAACATCATCAAATAGTTCTCCGTCAACACCGCCGTCTTCTCCCAATATCACAAAATCAGATTTATTGGCATTAAGCCCAGCGCAACCAAATATAATACAATTTTCTCCATTGCAATTTGGGGCAGCATTAAGTTTAAGTTATATTTTTCAATCAAATAATTTTATTTATTCTAATTTAAGAAATACGGTGCGAGATGGAAAAGTATTTCAATTAAACACTGGTTTAGAAGAAGGAAAAATAGCAACAGAAAGACATATATTATTTCCAACTTCTTTTACAGAAAGAAATAATATGTTTACATTTAATCTTTCATCTTCTACTAATGGCGTTATAGGAGACTCTTACATTAGATTTGGTCCATACACGAATCATGCTAAACTTCAGTCAGCACCTCTTGGTGGTCCAGATATAATTCCATTAGAAGATATGGGCGACGAAAGATCGAATGTTATTGGTATTATTGCATCAAAAAATAAAATATCTATTCCAGCAAACATATCGGTAACATTTAAAACAAAACAATCTCTTGGAATGACTCCACAGGCAACAGCCGCCGGTAGTAATCCAAGCATCATCACAATCCCCGGCGGGTTGGTGCTAAGTTATTCTCCCGGAAGCGATATTAAAGAAAGGCTTGTCGCACAGTGGGGTGATAGAGAACGAACAGACGCGATAACTAGTATGGGAACCACAGCTTTACACGTTAGAATGTTTGATCAGTGGCCAGACAGCCAAACATTTTATGATGGAAGATATTTTTCTGTATTACATTTTAATCCAATAGATGATAGTGTAGACTTTACAGAACCAACATTCGATGGTGAAATTTCTAGAATTCAAGAAGGAACCCTAATAATATTTTCTTCTGTTTTAAAATCACAAAACAAATGGTTTGTAAATAAAATTAGGCGTGGAATGCTGGTTAGTGGTGGAGGATTTAGATATTATAGGCGTGTTATAGGAATAGACGAATCATCAATTAAAATTGTGAAAAAATCAGATTTAGAAGTTTTACCTCCCGGAGTTGAAGATCAAACATTTTCTGGACAAGGTTATAAAGCTGGAGACTTAATAAATTTTAATGGTGGCGCTCAAATTCAAATTAATGAAACTGGACCAAACGGATCTTTAATTGAAGGCAAATGGACAATATTAAATAAAGGCGAAGGGTATGTTCCAATAAATTTTTACAACGAAACCGCAAAAAGAGGCGGTATAATTGGACAAGAAACAAACGGTACTGGGTTTGGAGCAAAATTAATGGCTAAAAATGGTAAAGTATATAAAAAAATATATATTGATCAAGGACCATTAGAAAGAGTACCAATTACAAAACTAACCTTATCCAGCGGCGATGGAAAACTAAAAGCAGATGGAGAAGAAAGAACCCAAATAACCCCAAATGGAGGAAATGGAAGATATGATGCATTTTATTTTATGCACAATGATATTCTACACACAGTAGGAACGGAAACGCCATTTGATGCCGCTTTTGCTCAGTATATTGTACTAGAAATTGGAGTTACATAATTTAGCCAATTTCGTGTATTATTTATATAGATTTCCACAAATATAGGGAGAATTTTATGGCAGAAATTACATTTTATGGTAATATTAAAGATCAAGGCGGCGACGGACAGGCTATAAATAGTTCCGCCGGTTCTGGTATTGGTTTCTACGGCAACGGCTTTGGAATTTCTGTTCCAGTTGGATCTCAACAAACAACAACATTTATAACAAATTCTATTGGCACATTAGAAGGCGCTAGACTAAATAACACGGCTTTAGTCACAAAGGGCGACTCTGTAACCCAAGGAGAAGTGAGTATAAATGCCGCATCAAAAATTAATTTAGATAGATTACCAAACTATTTATGCCCATTAAATATTAGATTTACACACACATCACCAGTTAGAGTTCAGAACTGCAAATTAAGAATATTTGATAGAAATAGTATAAATAATCATGCTAGTGGCGTTGTTACATATGTGTATGAATCAAGGCATCCAGCAACAACATCAACTGTATCAAATTTAAGCTTTAAAGGAAGATCTGATAATAGCTGGTTTGAGTTTGATCCAGCGTTGTCTTTATTAGATATGCCATTTACTAACTCTCCCGGAGTAAGTGGAACAAATACTAATTCTCAAGACACAAATGTTAATTTAGGTTACTTAGCACAGCAAGGAAGCGTTCATCAATCAACAAGGCACGATTGGTATGTTGCTTTAAGCTCAGAACCAGAAACTGTTGGTAGTAAAACTCAGTATGGATTATATTTTACTGTAGAATATCTATGAGTATTAGTACTGACACTCTAATTGATTTACACAATCAAGCCAGAGCTAAAAGCTGGTTTGGAAAAATTCATCCACTAAAAAAGGATGAAGTGTTAATGAGTTATGCACAAAACCATGCAGAGTGGATGGCTTCTAATGGTCGTATGATTCATTCTTCAATGAGAAGTATAATGAATCTTGGATTTTCTGTGGTTGGAGAAAATATAGCTTGGGGTCAATCATCAGAAAAGTCTGTTATTAATGCTTGGTTATGGTCGCCGGGACACAGACTTAATATCATGGGTCGAAGCTACACCAAGATAGGTTGTGGATACGCTAAAGATAAAAACAATAGAATATATTGGTGCGTGTGCTTTGGGCGTGACTAATATAAAAGGAGGATTCTCCTATGCGCCTATTATACTGTTTTCTTTTCTATTTCTGTATATGCAGTAGTTCTTTTTCTATAGAGCCTCTGCCAGATTTTGTTGATATACCACTTATTCGTCAGATCGATGACGCTGGAATATATCAAGATGTAATCTCACATTCTGTAGAAGCCCCTTTTGGTAATGACAACGGAAGAAGCACAAATGTTCACGAAAGTGCGCACGGAATACATGCAACATATAGAAATATGTATACTTCTAGCCTCAAAGAAAGGCATAATGCACTATATTGTTTAAATGGTAAAATTGCTCTTGTTAAGGAATTAGATTTTCTTTTATCAAATGTTAAGGACAACATTCCACCATCTTTAAGATCATATAGATTTAAATTATACTTTAGCGATCAGTTAAAATATTGGAACGATAGACCAACATATGTACTAGATGAATGGACGGCGTATATATGCGGTGGCGAATCTTCAATAGATGACTATGCTAGAAAAATAAAGGTAGACACAGGAACAGATGAAGTTTCTGGGTGTTTAGACTTTTCTATTTATTCAATTGCTTTATACATAACCGCAAAGCAAAGAGCAAGAGAACATTTAGAACAAAACCCTCAATTAAAAAGAATAATATACTATAACCTAGAAAGAGCATCTAAAGCATTTTTTGAAGGAAGATTTATTTTCAAATCTAAAAAACAAGAAGAGCTATACGACAACTTACTAAATAGTGAAGATGCAGAAGAAATAAGAAAATGTTTAAAAGAAGAGTTTGATTCTTTTTTCTTAAATAAATAATTATGTACTATATACTATATTTCATAGCTGCGTTCTTTTTAGCAGAATTAATATCTGGAATATTTCACTGGTGGGAGGATAGATATGGCAATCCAGATTGGCCACTAGTTGGTAAATATATAATTAAGCCAAATATAGAGCATCATAAGCACATGACTAAATTTTGTAGAGGATCATATCTTTATAGAAATGCCACAACACTAATTCCATGTATATTACTTGCTAGTTTATTTTACTATTTTCAGCTATATTTCTTAGTGCTTACAATGTTGATAGTGTCTCAATCAAACGAAATACATTGTTGGTCACACTTAAGATGCAACAAATTTATTAGATTTTTTCAAGATCTTGGTTTACTACAATCTCCAAGGCAACACTCTATTCATCACACAAAACCATTTAATAGATATTATTGTGTTCTATCAAATTACTCTAATCCAGTTTTAGATAAGTTATTTTTCTGGAATATTTTAGAATATATTGTATCATTATTTGGAGCTTCTCCAAGAAAAGAGAGAGAACTAGCATGAAAAAAACTGGGTTTTGTTTTACAGGAGAAGGCGCTAGAGGCTCTATCCAAGCTGGCATAGCTTTGTCTTTATATGAAAAAGGCGTGGTAGCTGATTATACAATAGGAATATCTTCTGGATCTATTTGTTCTGCCGCATATTCTCATTTGGGTCCAAACGGGCTTGTCAATCTATGGGCTGATATAAAAAATATCTTTAGCGTTTTTGGTTTGAACTATTCATTTTTGTGGAAATCTGGATTATTAAATCAAAAACCTATGGAAAAAATAGTTATAAAAGCCCTTAAAAATCCAGCAACGTGCGAAAGCGTAGTTTGTAGAATGAATATTTTAGATGGTTATCTAGAATATGTTTCCAATAAAAGTTCAGACTTAAACACATTCAAAGAAGCTATTTTAGGAAGCGTAGCTATAAGCGGATTAGTTCAAGATAGAAATGGATGGGTTGACGCTGGTAGTAGAGAAATAGCCCCAATTGAAAAATGCGTTAACTCTGGATGCACAGATGTTTATTTAATACTTGGAAGGCCACTATTTTTATCAAAGTGGAATAGAATACCAAACGGGTTTTTATCTCCACTTCTAATGGGATTAAGAGCCTTAGAAATAAACTTATTTGAAATCTTAGTAAGAGATTTGGAGGGGTGGCTAGGCAATAGTACAAAATACGATAGGGATAAAATAAATATAAACATAGTAGAGCCAACAGAAGTATTTTTTGAGAATACAGACTTTTATATGGCTAAAACAGGAACGGTCTTGGGGCAGAAAAATTATATTATAAGAGATTCAGAAGAGCTAAATTACATATTTAAGAAATATAGCTTTAACACTCTATTAAAAAAGAATGGAATAATATGAATAAAATTAATGCATTTTTATTTTGCATGGCAACATTAGCGACTGTTCTAGCAACATTTATGGCATGGTTCTTGATATACATGAGATAAAAAAATACCCGCAGTAGGAATCTACTACGGGTACTTCTATCCAAGAAAAGAAATTGTAATTATTCCGATTGCTCAGTCTTTGGGTTCCACTTTACCCACCCATTGTCTGGCAACCACTTGCCATCACTATCTTTCCTCTTTGGAAATAAACCGCCACCCTTCTTATGAACACCAAACGCTAATCTAGCACCACACTTCATACACTTGAGTTCATAGTACTGATTATCATCCACGGTTCTAACGATAAATCTTAAATCATCAGATCCGCACTTTCCACAGTTTGTCTCTTCGAAAACTTCTTGAAAGCGACTAAGTTCTAAAAATAGATCCTTCTGAGATTCGCCTTCTACTTCTACCTTAATTCTGCCATTCTTTGTAGTATATGTAAGTCTCATTAATTTCTCCACTCTGGTTGGTACCCTAATAAATCTTCTGGTATAGAATTCTTATCTCTCTGAAAATCATTTAGCTTATCTATAATATCGCTAGCAGCTTTCTTGGAAATCTTCTTATTTATATCCAGATTAAACACTTTTAGCAAATTCAAGCCATTAATATTTAATTGCTTGCACTTTACATCAATAAAGTTAGATTGAGCATCACTCATCCTACTTTGATCATTATAGTCACCGTCGCTAGTTGTTTTGGTAGATGACATTTCTCTAACAATCTTAGCGGTATCCTTCTTTGTTAGTTCTTCTGCCGCGACGGCCTTAATCTTTAAAGCTTTTCTCAAAGCCCTAGCTTCTGCTCTTGTGCTTGCTATAGCTACAGCAAACGCACAAAACATATCATCAGTATTACCTTCCCAAGAATCTGCAACTTCTGCATATCTTGCACCGTTGGCAAATTCTACAGTAAAAACAACCGTAGCTCTACCATGATGATCATCTCTTTGAACTGGAAATACTTGTGTTGGACCACTAAAAACTAATGGACCTAAAACAAGCTCTGCAACTCGTCTTAGTCCAGCCACTAGTGGGTTTCCATCAACAAGCTCACTAGGATCAAACAATCCAAGTACATACTCGTTCCACTCTGAAGATAGTGGTGACGGAGCATTGGTTAATACAACATTCTTTACTGAAGTATCAGTATTGCTAGGCGTAGACAATTCAACCTCATCAAATAGATTTTCTTCTTGTTCTTGTGTTGATATAATCATATTTCTATCTCAATATACCTTTCTGATTTTGGTGGGAACTTTTCTTTTATTGTATCAAGAATCTTCAAAATGTCAAGTCTCAACTTTTCTTTTTCTGACAAAGATATAGAATCGGCTAGGTTTTTAATTCTTATAATAAGCATTCCTTTGCTTAATATTAAACCGCTTTTATCTAAATCTGCTTTAATTTGCTTTTGTAGTTTTTCTTCTCCCCAGATCGGTAAGAAATGGGAAGGACCGTCTACCTCTATTATAGTCTTGATAGACGGTATGTACATATCGATTTCTAGATTTTGGTTTTGTATCAATTGTTTTTTATGAAACTCCACCCTGTATCCATGATTAGAAATTTCATTATATAAAAACTTTTCTAGTTTTGATCCGTTTTTTCCAGCTTCTCTAATTGCTGCTATAGCAAGATCAAGCATCTTTTCTTTTTCTGACTCTGGAGTGTTATTCCATCTTATTTTTGATTGGCTTATTTTCTTTTGATAAAGCTCTTCGGACATATTATTCCAGTACTCTTTTAATGAAGCACTTATCTTTAATTTCTCTTCTTTTGTTCTTTTCTTGCCCATTGTTGGGTGCGTGGCAGTACCACTATCAATAGCGTTTTTTTGAGCCTCACTTTTATTCTTTAGTGGCACATTGTTTTTATTTAGTATTCTTCTTATCTTATTTGGATATGTGTCAAAATGTTCAGCTATTTCATATGTGCTTTTATTTTGATTTGAATACATATCTATTATTTTTTTAATGTTCATTTTGTATACTCTAATATATGACTAAAATCACTAACTATATTATCCACACGCTTTCCCGTTATTCTATATAAATAATCCGAGCTTTCTTTTGAATTACAAACAATACCATCTGACATATTTACTGCTTGAATTGTTGGGAATACTGGTGTTTTTTCTTCAAATCCATAATAGTATATAATTTTTATATTATTAACAATGCCATGAATCTTAAACATAGATGAGATATATGGTATTATTAATGTTCCAGAAAAATTCCATAAATCAGTAGAATTAAACTTTCCACACTTTATTGTTTTTCTAACTGGAGCAACGTCATCATAAAATATACTAGCATCATTTATTAGCTTCTTTTCTAAAGAAGTATTTATAAATGTATCTATGTTTTCTAGTTCCTGTATTCTTCCCAAAGAGTCTAAATATATTCCTATGTTCATTGGTCCCAAGCTCCTACCATGTTTGAAAAATAGTTGTTTCCCATATAATAATCTCTTTCAAATCCGGCGGATTGAAGAAATGGGTTTAATGTTGATCCTACGTCTAAGTATATATTGTCTGGATTAGCTTCCGTTAGTTTATGGCATAATATATTACCAAATGGGCCACAACAAAACAAAAAGATCATATCTTTAATGCCCTGCTGAGTTTTTACAAAGTGTGTGAATTCTTCTACTAAATTCCAGTTATTCTTCCAAGCATTATTTTCTACTGGCACTATTAAGTATGGGGAAAATGGAAGATTCTTTGTTTTAGCATTCTTATTACAAACAAGCACAACTGGTTTTGTTTTATAAAATGGAACAATATGTTTTAGATAATAACTATAGTTTGAGTTTACCCAAATATCTGCCCATGTTAAATGATCTTGATTTTGATCTGATAATTCTGTCATTTTTCTATGAACATCCAACCCAAAGACATTAACACAGGTTATGCCAACAAAATATCTATCATTCTTGTACTTAAAAGCTTTTATTAATTCTTCTCTTTTAAGTTGGTCTTCTGGACTGTTTGGGTCAAACCAAAATTCTTTGTTATTAATTGGCTGGTTTGCAATTACAGCCCATTCTCCGTCACAAAACTTTGAAAAACTAATATTCTCACCACTAAGCAATGCTTCGTGTAAAATACTAATGTCTTGTTTATAATCTTTATTTGGTGGTGTTGTAAATTTCATTTTTCATCAGCTAATATTTTATAGCCATTGCTTCTAACATAATTCCAATACTTATTCATTCCCATATTCGCATCATTGCTCCAAGAAAGTGCAGCACTGTCTTCTCCATATTTTAGTGCTTTTATCGGATTTGAACCCCACATTTCTTTATTATCTTCTGGGTGCGGAGGAACATATGTATAAAGCCCAAAGTATTTTTGTGCAACGTATGATATATGAGTATCTTCTCCGTAATTCATTGGATTTACTTCTGGCATTTCTGCCCAAAATGCTCTCAATAAATTCTTTTCGAAGAACCAGCTTTGACAGCCCATATCTACCCTCATGGTTTCACTATTTGGATTACACCACCCATAAGGCTTATAGCTTTGTGGTGATGGGTATGAACTTTCAAACATTTCGTCAAAGATGATACCCCTAGCAGTAAGAACTCCATCGTTTGTTTTTATGGTATTTAAACAGTTTTCTATCCACATTGATCCGGGAATTGTGTCATCATCAATAATAGCTATGTATTTAGTTTTAGCATTTAGTGCCGCCGTAAATCTTCCCCAAGTTCCATAGTTTGTGTTAGAAATTATAGAATTACATTGGTTAACAATGTTTTCTGGAAATTTGTATATTTTATTATCTATTACATTTGCCCAGAGTATAATTTGTATATTTTTATATGTTTGATTCTTAATAGCCTCAAACTGTTCTTCTAGCGTATACCCACGCTTATATCCATTTAAAATTACGGTTACGCTCATTATTTTGCCTTTCTGTATTTTTCTATTATTAAGTCAATACTATTTAAACCTTGTTGATCTGGAAATTGAGATAATAAACTTTTTATCCTATTTAGGCATGTATGTTTGGTTTGTACCTTTGACTTAATTTCATCAAAATTTAATTCTTCTGACTCTATCTTCAATACTTTTCTTGTTAAGTTCTCTGCACTGTTTTGATTTTCTTTGTCTTCAAGTTCATAAGCAACATTATTAGAATAATAAACTGAATCAAAAAATGCTTGTGGTAATATTTTTGAGTAATACTTTAGTATTATATTGGCATAGTTTTTGTAAAGCGATGCCATATTAAATATTGGAATTGAAGCATCTTCTCCAATATTAGCATTTTTAGCATTACAAATATAATGATATGTCTTATTTTCTATATCTACAATTTGCGACTTATCATCTACTAGATAGCATGTATCTATATTATATTCTATTTGCTTATCTGTATTTAGAAATATATCAGCACCCCATGATATATTTACTATCTTTGTTTTAAAACCTTGAATTTTTTCGTGACCATTTGTGAAGAAAAATGGAACCTTAACGTTCTTTTCTTTTAGAAAGCTTTCAATCTTATGAATCTGTTCGTTGGTGAGTTTTGTTATATTAATTACAACTTCTGGACCACCATTTTCTCCAACATAAATTGGAAGCTCTTGGGGTATTTGCGTGGCGTCACAAATAAATACATCTGGCTTTGCATGATCAAAAATATCATAAAGACTATGCTCATTCCTGTTCCACAGTATTGATTTGTGGCTTTCTATTAAATTAATACCAGCATTAAAATAGTATGGCTCAGTATTAGTCTCTGATGAATAATTAGATATAACAAATTTCATATTTAATCCTTAATTCTATTATAAGTTTTTATATTACTGATTTTTTCAATTCTATGGCTGTTTGGAATGCACACTATGTTATTTTTTGTTTTAATTAGATCATTTAATATTTCAAACATAAACTTATTTTTGTTGTAATTAGTATGAATATTTTTCCTAAAGCATTCGATAAAGTCTTCATTATGCAGAAACAAAATTTCTGACCAGATCTTGCTAGCACCGTATGAAAAGTGTTGTGCTATATTGTTCTCGTCAACATTCACGCCGATGTCTAGATTCTCTGAGGGATTAGCTTCCATTAAAATGCACGTATTTTTTGTATCAATAAATGATATTGATTCTGACAGTATAAGATCACCATTAATAATTAATATCTTGTTGTTTAGCGTGTTATTTAGAGATAATCTTACGCTTTCTATTGAATTTGAACAATTAAAATTTTGGTTTTCTACTATTCTAATTGGAACGTCTTTATACTTTTGTTTTATGTATTTATGTATTTTATCGGCAGAACTAGATACGCACAATATAATTTCGATATTCTTAAAGTATTTTCTAATAGAAGATATTTGTAAATCTATTAATTTCTTACCTTGTATATCTATTAGTGGCAGAGGCCCATATGATTTCATTCTATGTAGTTCTATATCATACAAAATAACTACGGTTATAAGGTCTTGACTTATATTCTTTTTTGGTTGTGGTAAATTATGTTTTTTTGCTACAGTTACATATTTACTTTTTGTTTTCATGACATTTCTCACGTTTTAATAAATAAGTTCTTTTCTTTTGCAAGAGAAACTATATCGTTTATATTTTGTTCTATATCAGTTATATCTTTAGATATTCTGTTTATTTTATATAGATGCGAAGATACTATAAAAGCTTCATTATTTTCAGCAACGAGTATTTTATCTAATTCTTTGTTTATTTTTAGATTGATATGTTCTAGAACTGATAAGTCAACATTGTGCTTTGTGGTATTGTTTATATATAAGAAATAGGTTGCTCTTACTTTATTTGCTAAATAATCCTCAACAAACTCTTTTTTGTCCAAGCACGATGAAACCGTTGTCCAGTATTTGGGCTGATATATACATAACAATTCTAGTGTATTCTTAGTATATTTTCTATCTTGCGTTATTGGATAATAAAGTGTTATTTTAGTTTTTTCTGGATTGTAATTCAATCTTTCTAATATCTTATTAATATAGTTTTTTCTTTCTTCGTCTAAATTCTCACAATCAATTACTATATCAAAAGATGATGATATTTCATTATAAACCTTATCTAAGTTTGGTTCTCCGTTATTCCAAGTAGCTTTTCTTTTATAATTACAAAATTCTTTTATTGTGTAAAATTCTTTGTCATTATCATATGCTTCTATGACTCGATCTTTATCTTTATATATTTTTATTCTATCTGCTGAACATTCAACCTGCGTTTTATCTTCATAGATAGCAAATATGCAGTCTTTGCAACTGGTTTTAATTAGATCTGGTGGCTCTAATTTCATAATTGTTTCCTTTAATTTGTACAGATTCTATTTTTAATCCTAAATTAAGCATTATATTGACTATATCATTAGTAGGATATAGTGATCTTTTTTGTGTTGTTAATTTATTAAATTGCACCGCATTAATTTCGCCAGAAATAACATCCTTACATAACAATGATAAATCTGTTCCAGACACAAACAGTCTTCCATTTGTTCTAACCTTTGAGGCAACTTTTTGAAAAAATTCTATAATATCATCAACGTATACTGCATCTGGGGCATTTTCTGCCACTATGTCTGTTGCTGAATTATTTGGTATAGCATCAATATCTATTTTTCCATATACTATTGGAATCATTAAATAACCATCTATTACTTGCTCTACATTTTCTGTAATTTGTATTTTCATCTTATTGAAACCTCGTATGTTGAATCAAATATTTTATTCCACTTATTTATAAAGTTAGTTTCTGAGAATTGATCTAGTATTGTTTGTCTGGCTTTTTGCCCAACGGATGTTCTTAATTCTTTATCCGATAAAAGCCGCTGTATATATTCAGTAAGCTCATTTTCATCATTAGATATGAAACCGTTTTCACCGTTCTTTATTATTTCTGGTATCATGCATGTGGCGGTAGAAACCACCGCACAACCACATGACATTGCTTCTAATAAAGATGTTGGTATTGGGCTTAGTGTTGAGCTATTAAAATACACAGAGGCTTTATTATACTCCTGTACCAAATCTTCTGTTGATTCTGCCGACTTGGATAATCCGGGAGTATCTCCAACAACTCTAGTGTTTAATCCAGCTACAACCCTTTTCCATCCGCTGTAGTTTAAACAGTAGTCTCTATTAATAAAATCGTTAGCTACCGTTAGAACCGTATTCTCTTTTTCTATGTCTAGTGGTTTAAATGTTTCTGTGTCTATTCCATGATGCACAATGGTTGAGTTATACGATATCTGCCACTGGTTTTTAGAATAGTTGGATATAAAAACATTGATATCACCAACCATCCTTTTCATTAGATCTAAATTATCTTTGTTAATTGTTTGCGGCGTTGGGACAGTATGCTCTAAAGATATTAATGGTATTTTTAGAAAATCTTTTATCTGAGAAGCAACTTGAAATTGCCAAAACTTACTTTGTGATAATATAAAATCATATTGAAGAAACGGACATAGCTGATCTTCTGGAAGAATATGATAATTTGATGGAACGCTTATCTGATTTGAATTCCACTTTTTTGATCCCTTCATATGAAAAGAATAAAAATTATGGCCAGTTTTACTTAGCTGTGTTTCGTATCTTTCGTGCGTTGGGAATGTTAATATATTGTACTTCTCCTTTTTTTGTGGAGCATTAGATATATGAACTATTCTTTCTACAGAATTATTGATCATTTATTTTTTCCTTTATCATATTTCCAATATTTTCATAAGAGAATTGCTTTCCATATTCTAATCCATCCTTTTTATTTGTAGAGTTTCTATTCTCATAATAGAATCTCATAGCATCCTTGATTTCTTTTTCGCTTGGATGAAACCACAATTCTTTGCCGGTAAAAAGATCTGGGAATGCTGGATCAGAATGGTTACAAATATCATAAACACCATTAATTAAAGTTCCGGTGTTTTTGTTTGATTCATCAATATATTCTTTTGGTCCACCCTCATTACTACATATTGGCGTGTTTCCATAACACATTGCTTCAAAGGAAGGTATTGACCATCCTTCGCCGTGGCTAGGTGAAACAAAACAATCACAAGATTTATGCAAAGATTTTATTTGGTCCTGAGTAAAGCTTTCTGTTATAATAACTTCTTTCTTGTATGAATCTAAATCTTTATGAATTCTTAATTCATTTTTTATCTGATTAGAAATATTAGTAACATGAGATCTTAGCTCTTGTGAAGAAATGCCAAACTTCTTTAGTTTTAAAACTAATGAAACCTGCTCTGCACCATTAAATTCACTATGAAAGCATCTGATAATAGATTCTATATTCTTTCTATCATTAAACTCACCTATATAGTAAAATTTAAAAGTATGATTTACATCTTTAAAACTAATGGGTTGATAGTTTGTGTTTGAATAATAATCTATATCAAAAGCATATGGAATTTTAACAACATTTTTTATTCCATCTTTAGTTAGTGAATTTTTCAGACTTTCATTTGGAACCCATACTTCATCTACTAACTTTAAATAATTTAACCATTTATTATGTTTTAGAGTATTTGATTCTCCAACAAAATAAGCTATATTCTTTTTGAACTTTTGTGTTCCAACAATATGATGTGGAAGTACATTTTGTATACAAACATCTATATTATCAAGAGACTTATTTTCTAGCATTATTAATCTATGATCAATATTAGAATTGTCATATTGTGTTAGTGCTACATTTCTACACACAACATCTAAATCCACACTACTCATTGATAGTATAGTGTTTATTGCGGAGTGTGACCAGCCGCTATTTTCTTTATAGTGTCCTATGAATAATGTTTTCATATTAAGTTAAAAACCTCTGCTCTTCTTTGTTCCCAAGCGTTTCTTCTTTTGCAGGCAGCTTCCATGTTATCATACGCAATATTAAAATCAAACGGACTTCTTGCTAACCTTCCATCAAATGCGGCAGAGCTTTCATTAAAATATAATCCGCCAGTTGTTGATGTTGTTTGTTGATAAATTAAATCTCTTATTATTCTAGCTTCCATGTAAGAATTTAATTTTTCTGGTTCGCACAATACATTTGTTATCAACCAATTTGCCAATTGTGAGTGTGAAGCGTTTGGAGGAATACGTTCCGGTTTTGGTTGAGGAACCCTAATTCTTGGTGGAGATTTCCAAGTTTTTTCTTCTGGTTGTATTTCCACAGAATCAAAATAATTTTCCCAAACAGAACCGCTTTTATGCCACTGGTAATGATGTTCAAATGCTAGTCTTGTTTTTATTCCAAATTCTTTTCTTTGTTCTTCTGACAAATTAAAGAAATCTAGCATTAAATTTGCTGCAAGCTCATTGTCTGGAACGGCTCTAAAACATCCTGTTTCTAATTCTTTATAGAGAGTTTTTGGTTTGATTGGTATTCCACCAAGATTTCTAACAACACTTTCCATAGCAGAATAGTCCGTAGCCATAACTGGAACGCCACATGCGGCAGCTTCTACTTGCGGTAAACCAAATCCCTCGCAGTTAGCATATTGAACATATAAATCAAACACGTTCATTATTTTAGCCAAATCTTCATAACTAGCACCGTGTTTAACGTTAGAAAGAACGGCGGCATATCTTCCAGTATATGGAGATTGAGTTACAGCACTATTAAATAATGAAGCAAATGGTCTTTTAGTTTCTGAACATATGTATGTAAAATAAACCTTAGATGAAAGCTGGTGCTGATGTAGAAGCTCTGGTATATCCCATCCTAAGTCTGGATAACTTGTATGACAATACAAGAAATACTTTTCCGGGTTTGGTACTTTAGAGAGAAGAATCTTAAAAGCTTCAAACAGGTCTGGATATAGTTTTCTTCTTTGATTTCTCATGACTGTTCCTATTATAAAACAGTCTTTATCTATTCCCATAGATTCTCTTAAAGATTTCTTGTCTTCCATTACTTGATAAGCTTCGTGTGCGGACGGTGGTGATGCACCAATATAATTAATTTTACCACCAGATTGGTCTTTCAATACTCTTCCAGACCATTCAGAATAACTCAAACAGGCATCTGCTGATTGATATGTTGCTATCCACTGTCTTGCTTGCGGTGCGGCATCAACCGTTGGCATTATGCACCACTTAAAGAACGGTCTAAATGGCGACCTATCTTGAAAGTCCATCATCCAAAAGTCTCTAATATCACAAACAATATCTGGCCTAAAATCTAGACACGCATGTTCAAATAATAGTTCACCAAACTGTGCTGTTGGATGTTGTGCATAAGAATTTATTTCTTCTTGTGAGCATTTGCTGTCAGGTACTACTCCATAGTATTTCCAAGGTATACTTGAGGCTCTAGGATCATTTCTTTCTCCATAAGAGGCCATTTCTGCCAAATCATATTTGCCAGTACCGTGTAAATAATTTAATATTTCCCTTGTGTATGTAGCGTATCCAGTATTTAAAAATGTGGCTTCGCTACAAAATAGTATTCTTTTTTTTCTCATATATCAGTAATCTTCTTGTTCTTGGTTGCAAAAATCAAACTCATTTATTCTGAAAACTACAGCTTTATTTTCTTTAGAAACATTCTTAGCTGAAGCATAAACTGTTAACTTTGTTCCTCTTATAGCATATTTCTCAAGAGTTTCAGCACCAGTATGCCAAGCTTCACACCTTAAATATGTGGGAATTCTATTTTTTTCCCCTGTTTTAGTTTTTCTATAGGTATAGACAACCATTGTAAATTCTGCCTTTACAATGTCTCCATCCATAGAAATTCTTGGATTTTCAACTAAATATCCAGTAAAACAACACAAATTCATTTATATCTCCTATCTTAGTATTTTAGCAAGAACAGCCGTTAAAAACACAGCCTAGATTTCATGGACTTGATTTACTATAAAAGACGAATCTTCTCCAGTGACATTACCACACAATATAAGATTATTACCTTCATAAAGGACATACTTGTACTTTTCCTTTACCGTTGGGAATACTATTACACTATCTAATATGCACGTTTCATCTTCTATAGTTAAAAAGGACATTATTTTGCCCTTAGATTCACCCTTTTGTATTTTATAATCCGAAATTCTCTGTATATTAGCAACTATGCACAAATCTTTTCCACGTTTTCCATTAATAATATCTTTGCACGTTGTATTGGCGGCAGATGTATCGGATGTTTCTATTTTTGTGATCGAAACTGGACATCCCAAAAAGTTAATTTCTTGCTCTATTATCCAGCTTGGTTCATCATTTAAGTCGTATGGAGGGTTAACTAAAAGCTGTATTTCATTTTCTACGGCCTGTTTGCGATCTTCCTTGCTTGTTCCTCCACCGTTCTTTTTGGTTGGTGCCAAGTCTTTTAAACAATCCACTAGATTAGTCCATGATTTATTTGGATAGTTTTCAGTTACCCAAGTCTGCTCCGCTTTTGTCAAGGACTTAAAAATATCATACTCATATAATGCTCTATTTCTATTTATTTTAGTTTTGCAGTCTCTAAAAAATCCAATAGATGAAAGCGCTTTAAAAGAAGTTGAGTTTATTTTACCACCAAGAAAAATCAATATCTCCATCCAAGTAAAGTCAGATATCTTTTTTTGCTTTTCTTTCTGTAGTTCTTCTATTGATTCTAATACTTTGTCGCCAGTTTTACCGGTCAATGATTTTATATCTTTAATACCAAAGTAAATATCATTACCTCTAATTATAAACTTTGAGCTAAAATTACTTAAATTAGGTAACTTTACGTTGATATCGAATAGCTTTGCTTCTGATATTAATTCATATATTTCTCTATGTGGGTCTTGTTTTTCTGAAGCATAATATAAGTATGATAAAAAGAATTCTTTTGGGTTATGAGCCTTTTCATAAGCACTCCAATAAGAACAAACCGCATAAGAAACGCTGTGAGATTTATTAAAAGCATATCTTGATGACTTTTCAATCCATCCGAAGATTTCTTCTGCTTCTTCTTTAGAAACGACAGAAACTTTCTCTGCTCCGGTTATAAATTTCTTTTTAACCTTTGCCATCAAGTCGGCTTTCTTTTTACCAATAGCTTTTCTAAGTTCATCGGCTTCCTGTAAATTAAATCCAGCAATTTTTTGTGCTATTCTCATGGACTGTTCTTGATAACACAAGACGCCGTATGTTGGTCCAAGTATTTCCTCTAATGATGGATGTAGATATGATATATCTTCTTTGCCATGTTTCCTATCAACATAGTGCTGGGTCATTGATTTGCCTTCATAATAAGACTTTAATGATCCCGGCCTAATAATAGCTATTAATGCTGAAAGTTCTTCTATATTTCTTGGTGCTAGTTTCTTAGACCAAGACTTTCCAAGATTGCTTTCTAACTGAAAAACACCCTTAGTTTTACCTTCGCTAAATAATTTCCAAGTTTTCTCGTCGTTATAGTTCATCATTTTCTTTTCTCAAAAGAGTTGTCAATTCGTCCATTGTCATTTTTTTATCAATAATACTTGAATTATTTTTATGAGTATGTTCCATGTGGCAGTTGTGGCATAGTAATCTACATTTTTGAATTTCAGATATTAGATCTTCTATGTGGTGTTTCTTAGAGTATAACATATACATGCCACCGGCACAACTTCTTTTTGAACATCCATTTTTAGTTATTTCTGCTTTTTCTGATCCGTCAAGGTGATCAAAACATATGCTAGCAGGATGTTTATTATATCCACATATGGAACACCCATTTGACACTTTATATTGATCTATTATATTCTTTCTGTATTCTATTGTCTCTTTATTATTCATTTTACATACAGCTTGCCATCGGCAAAAGCTTTTTCAAATGTAATATTTTGATATACTGATCTATGTGTCTTTAGTAACTTAATAAAAATATTAGCTTCATCTTTTACGTCTTGTAGTGCGTCATGTGCTTTATCTAAACTCAATCCCATTCTTTCTCTTAATGAGTCCATGCTTATTGATCTTATTGATGGATCGCTTTCTGTCCAAGCAAAAACATTATCCATAATATCTATTTTGTATACTTTACTAAAAAGTTTCTGTTGTCTTCTATCTTTATCCCACGGACCAAACTGTTCGCAAATCCTATTTACTATAATCATATCAAAGCCAATGATATTGAAACCAACTGGTATTGGTGCAAAAAATGGATCGTTCTTCCAGTTATATTGATCAACAAACTTAACAAACTTACTCCAAACCGACTTTAAAGAAGGAGCTTTTTCCAGAGCTTCTCTATTCTTACCAGTTATTCTAAGAGCCTCTTCTTCAACTGGATCTAAACCTAAAGATATAGCTTCTTCGTCATCAAGTATTGGCTTTATTTCACTATTAAATTGACCCTTAACAGCTAAATTTCTTCCATCTATAGCTAGAGCAGCAATTTGTGTTGGCTGAGTTTTGTGTGGATTGCGACTTCCCGTCTCGAAATCGAAGCAAATATAGTCCCTATTAGCCATGTATTAATTCCTTTACTTTCATGAGTTTATCGAGCAAAGTGATCCCTAAAACATCAAACTTTGTATGTCCTAAACTTTCTAGGTCTGACATTTCTAAACCAGCTATTTTTTCATCTGAATCTTTTGAATTGATCATGGGGCAAACCTGTTTTAGTGGCTTTGATGATATCACAACACCAGCCGCATGTTTTCCCTGTGTTTTAAACGTTCCTTCTATTTTTATAGCTTGGTCAAAATATTCTGCATATTGACCCTCAAGGTTTCCTTCTTCATTTATGTGGCAAAAATCTTGTAGCTCTTTTGAGTTATTAATTAATGCCCATCTTATGATAGATCTTTCTTCGTCTTCCATTTCTGCTAACTGGTCAGATATTTCTGCTTCGTTAGGAATATTTTTAGTTATAACATTCATTTCTGCGAAAGAGCAGGCTTCATGCACACGTAACACTTCTTTTATTGCACTTCTGCCCTGTAGTCTTCCAAACGTGATCATTTGGCTAACATGATCGTGTCCATATTTATCTTTTATGTAGAGTATGATTTCATCACGATGATTCGCTGGAACGTCCATATCTATATCTGGTAATGATATATTTCCTTCTGTGTTTCTTCCTTTGTTATAGAATCTTTCAAACAATAAATCATATTCAATTGGATCAATTTGAGTAATGCCAATTAAGTATGAAATTAAGCATCCGGCAGCACTTCCCCTTCCGGGACCAGAAAGCCAGCCTTGCTTATTAACATAGCTTATAATATCTTGCACTATAAGAAAATATCCGAACAAGTTTGCTTCTTTAATAACATTTAATTCTTCATTAAATCTATCTGCGTATATTTGTTTGTTTTTCTGGTCTTTAACTTTTCCAGTTTCTATTAATAGTTTTTTCCAACCAATTCTACATAGTTCTTTTAAGTATTCTTCTTCTGATAGTCCGTTTGGACAGTCGAACTTGGGAAGCATTGGCTTGCTTAAGATATCATAGTCTTCGCATTGATTATATATAGATTCAAGTTCTTTGGTATCTAAGTCTTTAGATTCTTCTTTATTTTTTACATGAAATGTATCTTGCATGAAGTATATTAACTTATCCATATGCTCTTTAGGGAATTTTACATTTATTCCGCCACGATTATCTGGTCTAATGTTCTTTTGAACTTTTGGTAAAGTTGTTTTCATATCAGAACATAGTAAAATTCTATGAAGCTTTGCGTCCTTCTTGTCAACATAATAGCTATGCGGAAGGTCTTTAGATTGGCTATTGCTTAATTTGATTAAGTTATTTTTAGAAATTACTTTATTTAAAGTTTCTGGTAATAAGTTACCATTTTCGTCAAGCGATGATACCAAAAAAATTAGATCATTCCAACCATCTTTATTCTTAGAAAAGAGTATAAAATTATCAAAAGAGCAACCTATGATTGGTTTTATTCCAACATTTTTACAAGCTTTATAGAAAGATACTGTGCCAGATATTGTTTTGTAATCGCAAATACCACATGCTGGATAATTATTATCCTTGCACTTTTGAGCTAATTCTTCTGGCTTGGAAAACCCTTTGAGCAAACTATAATGCGTAAAATTAATCAATGGAAACCAATTCATATATCTCCTTTTCAAAGATTATCAATCAACCTATTATACCGCAAAGAATACATTAAAACACTGAGGGGGAATTTGTTTCCCCCGCAGCGTCTTAATAATCAAATTATTCGTTTGGTGTAACTTCTCTTAATAGAGTCACTCCAAGACCGCCGGGAACTTGTGGCGGAATAGTATCTGCCGCAACAAACTCCAAAGTGGCTGGCTCACTAACATTACCAGCATCATCAACATCCACCAACGATAGTATAACAGAGTCTCCGTCTGAAAACAAGACCTCTCCAAAATCAACGGTGTTTGCGTCATAAACGTTTGATGATACAACCTCTCCATTGACTTTAGTAACTAATCTTCTTTCAATAACATCTACATCTACTGGTCTAGAACACGTAACTGAATAAACTAATGCCATATTTATACCCTCTTTTTCTTTTTTTAAGTAAGTGAAATTAAAATCTAATGGTTTCTTTGGTTTTTCTATAGAATCAAGATACTCTTGATAAACTATAAGAACTTCTAACAGTATAATTAGTAAAAAATAACATATTAATACATTTTGCATATATTACCAGCTTTTACAGGCCCAATATCTTGCCTTCCATTTTGGTCCGGGATTATCACAATTATGTCTGGCTCTAAAGCTTTTCCTTCTTTCTGGAATATTCTTTTTAATTGTCATATTTGGATCTCCAAACCTTACGATGACAACGTTTCCGCTTTCATTTTTAACATATACAGCGAACTTCTTTGGGCCGCTTGGTGTTCTAAATGGTTTATTTAGTGTTACTTTTCTTCCTTGATACTCACTTGATCTTGATACATATATTAACTTTTTACCATCTTTTTCATATGGACCTCTTCTATCATAATAATAGAACTCTCCACTCTGAGGATCTTTATACGTATACTTTGATTCTGTTGTTTGTGGATCGTCTTCAGTTTCTAATTCTGATGGTTCTTCTGTTTCATCCTCTACATATTCATCTTCATACTTTCCGGGTTCGTAATACTTAACAAAGTCATATACATTTTGTATATATATCTCTGCCTTGGATATCATATCTTTTGTCCAATCTTGGAACTCTACGGGTAATGACATAACTTGTAGCTTTGTCACTATTTCCATTAATTGGTCGTGCATTTTTTGTATTTGTTCTAAAGCCATTTCGTCTCCACCATCTGATTGAGCTTTTTTCCAAGCATCTTTTGATGGTCTATCTGGATCTCCCGGCTTTGCTGGCTTGTAGTTCTTACCTTCTCTCTCTTTCTTCTTTCTTATATTATCCCATAATCCGGGTTTTTCTCCAGCTATATCCCATTCTTCTGTTTCTTCGCCAAAGTCTTCGTACTCTGCTTGTGCTGGAACGTAGAAATTGTCTTCTGTTAGTTCTTCTGTGTAACCAACTTCCATCTGCATTTCAAAATCTGCTGCCTCAACAAAGTTGCAATTAGCAGTTGCTTGCTGGATGCAAATGGCAACTCTTTGTTTTGAGTCTGGGTAATCCTTCTTCATTGTTTCATTACCCATGCAGCGTGACACAAATGAATCTTTTTCTTCGTCTTTTCTTCTTGATGGAATTGGCATGATTTCTCCTTAAGTTAGTGTTTTTTTAGCATTTTCTAAAATATTATCTATGCTGTATTGTGGTATTCTTTGCTTGAAATTGTTGTATATATCTTGTATCATTTGATGGTTTGGGTCTTTTGTTATTTCTAACCATCCAACAAAATAATTCCATATTCTATCTTCTAGTATTAGTGGATATTTGACACCATTAGGTCTTTCGAACCTGTGCATCCATTTTAGTTGTGGTAAACAAATAGCTTTTCCGCCATTTCTTCTAAATTTCTCATGAATATATCCTTCTTCTCCACCAAATCCTTTAAATTTTTCATTAAAACCAAGCCAGTTTTTTGTTTCACAAGAAAATAGCCCAAGTCCCATCATGGGTATTTCAAATGGAACCCCTTGTTCACAAGCTATCTTATTAGTACCCCAGATGCCATACATATCTCCACGCCACACTGGATCAAATTGTGTAGCGTAGTTTTTATGATCATCGTATAGCATTGGCCCTTGAATTATATCTTTACAATTTGGGCTATTTAAATAATAATCTAATAGTGCTTCTATACCACCCTCTTTAATTAAAACGTGGCAATCTATGGATATAGTATATTTTGCAGATGAGTTAGTAAATATTTCGTTTCTTACTGCTGTACTTGTTTTATTCTTATATGGAATATATTTTACTTTATCCCCAAGCCATCCAGCCAAAGACTTAATAGCATTACCGTGGGGCTGGTTTGGATTATTATCAACAACAATTATTTCGTAATCTATATCTTGTAGTATCTTATGATATAAGATCAGAGATTGTATGGTAAAATACACCCCATCATAATCATCAAAGGTCGCCATTCCAATACTTAATAGTTTACTCATATATTATCCCGGAGAAGAATAGAAATCAATTTTAAAGTCATCTTTACTGCACTGTGCAACTGTTTTATCTATTCCATTTGTTTTTATGCTATTCTCTACATATATACACATATTTTCCTTGGTTCCCGGCCAGTTGTTCTTGTAGTAATGGCACAATTTAGTGCATTTCCAGTTATCTCTGGACTGAGAAATGGGCTTTGGAATATTATTATTTTTTATTTCCTCAAACCTATTTTTTAGCATTTTTAGGAATTTTTCCTCATCCTTTTTATCAAAACACATAGAAAATGGGCCTCCATCTTTGATAAAAAATATGCTCATTATGGACTGCTTGTATTGTGGGAATAGTTTGGAAACAGCATAATTATATAGTAATAATTGAGGATCGCTGCATAGTTTTTCATATGTCTTTTCTTCGCCCGTGGCCCAATCTAAACGTCTTCCGGTTTTCCAATCTATCACTTCTATAACTCCGGGTGCGGATTCGGTAACTAAATCTATAGTTCCTTTTATAGCTAATTGACCATCTATTTTTTTACCGTCCGGTAGAGTGTAGCTATATTTTGCCCAATCTTCTTCTATTGGTATGTCAAAATGAGGTTCTGCTTCTATTATATTTCTATTTCTTGGATCGAATTGTCCATCATTATAATTTAGTGTGTCCCATACAAGCTGTAAGCAAAGGTTATGGTCTGCTTTTGCGAACGAATGCACCGATCTATTAGAGTAGAAATCAAAACTCAATCTCATTAATTCTTCAATAAGAGAGTTTGAAAACATCTCTGATTTTTTTAGTGTTACTTTTCCAACAGCGTCATCTTCTATAGTTATTACTCTTTTCGATGGATTATCTTGAGTAAATTTTTTGATCTTAGCTAATAGCTCCATTACTTTATGCGTTATTGTTCCGAGGTCAGCTTTTTTTCCACTGGTTGACTGATGGCCAAGAACATATGTTATGAAATATTGCATTTGACAGTATGCATAATTATTATAACTAGAAGATCTTATATATGTAACTATCATGTATTATCTCCATATCGATGAGTTTTTTGATAGATAATCACAAAGATCTTCCAGCGAAAGATTATTATTATCTATTACAAAGTCAAAATTATTCCAATCAAATCTTTCCTTATCTAATGCGGACTCTGAATCTGATTTACTTTGAAAGGTATCTCTTGTTAATCTAATATTTATTCCACCAGCCTTTTTAATAGCAAGAACCTCGTTCGGGAATCTTACATCTGGTATTATAGCTATTTGAGACTTTTCATTTAAAATATTATTGATTGTAAAATTAACCCAAACATCATTCTTTATCTTACGCAGAACATTAGTTCCAAATTGCTCCAAAAACTCTCTAGCTGTCATTTGTCCTACTTTTTGTGTTTGGTGTGGCATATTTTCCCACAAAATATCTGTTAACGTATTCTTATCGTCATTGCTTCCGTATACAGTTTGTGGATCTAATCCAAATAGATCTATGCTCATTTTTTTGAGAGGATCTGCAAAGTGATATACTTTAATATATGGCCAAAGTTCTTTCTGTGCGTATGAGATAAAGGTTTCGTCTTTTCTTGTTATGTCAAAGCATCCATATCCGGCATTTCCAGATTCATCAGTTGTTTCAACAATAAGTTCGCCGTCGCTATTAATAAAGAAATCCTTGATCATTTCTTTTTCTTTTAGCACTTCTCCATTTATATAGTTAGCGGTTGTGTTTTTACCAGCTTGTTTTCTTCCAGAAATACCTATTATTTTCATCAATAATATCCTTTTACTTGTGGAACTATTTGTTCATTGATTTCTTTTACTGTCATTTCGCCAATATCTTTTTTAGATATCTTTGGAAATATTAGATTATACATTCTTCCTAATTGTCGCTTGATTTGAACTTTAGCTTCTTTTCCAGCTTGATCATTGTCTGTCAATACTACTATAGTTGTTATTGGTAGTTTTTGAAGCTTTTTAATTTGCCCGTCGCTTAATGACTTTCCAAATATACTAATGGCATTTTTTATGCCAGCTTCATACAAACGCCAAACATCGCCTTGGCCCTCAAGCAAGAATACAGTTTTGGTTTGATGTATCGACTCTATCGCTTTATCTATATTATAGAGAAGATCTGTTTTTTTTACACCCTTTGGATTAATAAGAAATTTTGGTAGTTTATATTCCTTGATAGATCTTGCAATTGTTGCTATAATTTTTTGTCCATGATCATCAAAAACCGGTATAATTGATCTGTCGTACAATTTTGATGATTTATTATCACAATCGCCAACACCAAAATATATTAACGTATCTTTTTGAAAACCACGACCAAGAAAGTATTTTGACGGTATATTGTAACTCTCTATGTCTACTGGAGACTTTTCTGTTTCTATTATATTCTTATTTAATATATCAACAACATAGTATAGGTCTTCATTTATAGCATTTTCTTCTATATTACTTTTAGTATGTTTTTTAGTGTGCGATTTAATGTTTAATAAATTCTTGGACCAGTTTACAGCGTCTATAAACTCTGCTTTACCACCATTCTTTTTATCCAAACACCCTTTTATTAATCCAAAAATATCATTTCCATAATGCTCTTGACAATTTCTGGTCCAACACTTCCATATTCCTTTGCTTATAGAAAATGAAAATGCTCTAGGATTATCACTATTTTCATGCACTGGGCATGTAGAATAGATATTATCATCAAATATTTCGTATTGAATATCTAGCTTTTTGAAAACAGGCTCTATGTTATTATTAAGCGTTTTCTTGATCGACTTCAAATCCATCACTTAAATCCTCAAGAGCTTCTGAAGATATTAACCCTGTATCTCCAACTGGTTGATTTTTAAATTCGTTTCTTGTTTTTAATTCTCTTAGTCTAGAATGGCTTCCGTGCATAACCATATTTATATAATCTCCATCGTCTATTCCGCCACCGTGTCTTGAAACAATGGGAACAAGCTTTCTGTTTCCAGCATTTGGGCCATCTTCTGCAAGCTCTTCCGTAGATTTGATTTTAAATATGGAAAATGATGTACATAACCATATTAATCTATCAGAGCCACTTACCGCATCTGTGCTTTCTTTTGTTATGCCATCTCTATTTAACTGTACAAACGATAAACACGGGATATCAAGCTTAACACAAAGATTGTGTAGCGAAGTTATTTGAAAACCAAGTGCTTGGTATTCTTGTATATTATTAGTTATAGAGTTTGATGACATTAGCTTTAAATAGTCATAGATTATTAAACAGTTATTTGTTTTTCCAAACTCATCTGTTTTTACTTCTTGCAATATCCATCGCTTGATAAGGTTTAATATTTGTTCAAATGGTTTTCCAGCAACGCTTACATAACTATATGGAATACTAGATAGCTTATTCATGCACTCTGTTACTTTATTATACTTATCTTCATCTTCTGCAAATTTTCCAGTTGCTATTTCATTAATTGGAACTCCGCTCATGTTTGCAAGCAATCTATTGATATGGTCTTCTTTTGACATTTCTGTATCTAGCATTAGGACGGGAATATTTTTACTTGCAACGTTTAATGCCACATTGTCTGCAAATACGCTTTTACCAACTTTAGGTCTGGCAGCAATTAAATCAACACACTTTCTTCTTAAGCCACCACCTATTGCTTCGTCATATCTAGAAAATCCTGTTGGTATTCCAATTATATCGCACTTATTATCTTTTAGGAAGTCTACATATTCCTTTATGTTTTCTCCTATTTTTTTAGGAACATCGCCACTATCATCTTCTCTTAGAAATTCTGTGACAGGATCTTCTATAATTTGTATAATTTCATTTATAGATTCTGAGCCAGTGACTTCTTCTATATCCTTGCCTATTTTATTTGTAAGGTTTTTAATCTTTCTTGCAAATTCAAATTTCTTAATCTGAATAGCAAAGCTTAAAATATTATCTCTATTAACGGGGAAGTCCATAAGAGATTTAATATACTTTAGTTCTTGCTGAGTATTTATGATCTCATAGTAGTTTAGATCTTTTGCGGCTGATAATATTGATGGTATATCTACAGATTGATTATTATTTACGATTCTTTCCAAACACTTAAATAATATTTGATTATTGTAGTATCCAAAACTTTGATCTGTGATAATATTAGATATTATAACATATCCATCTACCCCGTGCTGTAATAATCCAGCAAGAACTGCTCTTTCTGCACCTATATCCAACAATTTAGTTTCCATTTTATTACCTACCTACGCACCTGTTGCACCTGTGATATTCACCATAAACATACTTTGGATCTACCCTAAAGGGCTTTCCGCAGACGCTGCACTCTACTTCAACCTTTTTGTGTTGGGGTCTATTTCTAGCGACTCTTTCTGTTTTAGGTGTTTCTACGTCCCTAAACTCACCTTCGTCTACCCATCTATTTTCTCTACCTCTCACCGGTTCTCTCCTTTTATTATTTGACTTTTCTTTGTTGATAGTAAAATCTTCATTAATCTTTTTGATTGATTCTGTTTTAACCTGTTGTGGTATGTCTTTAAGTGTTGTTTCACTGTTTTTAGTAAGAGCATCTAGTAATGCCCTTTTCTGTGATTCTGATAGCGTATTTATAAAATCTTCCATACTCATGATCTCTTCCCCTTTTCTAATAGTATATCTGCTTTTCTTTTGATTTCAAAAACCTTGCCATCAAGAGCTTGAAGTCTAGCTTCTGCTACCTCTCTCATATTTTCTATAGAGTGTGCATATGAATTTGCTTGAGATAATATATACTTCTTAGATTCATGTTTGGTATATTGTCCAAACTCTCCAGCATTAGTTACTATCATTTTTTCCATTTCGTCGTTGCACCAGCTAAGTGCTATCTTATTTTTATTTATTTCATCCTGTATATAACTAGCATAGCTGTATAAAAGATATGCTGAACTAAATAGTTCTTCTTGGGTTAGCTTATTTAGCTGTTCTTGTGAATAATTAGAAACTAGAAGATACTCTTCCTTAAATGAGGAAAACTTTAAATTTCCAACATCTACGTAAGAATTGATCGCATCAATATGTTTCGACAATTTATCGCTGGCTTTTAATTCTTTCTCTCCACTCATTTTCGCTTTCTGAATATTTAAGAGTTATAAGTTTAATATCATTTAATTCGCACCAAGTTATTTTATCCTCGTCTCTTGCTTTTCCTTTTAAAAAATCGGCTTTGCTTTTGTGAAAAAATGGACAAAATTCATAGTGCTGTTGCCCGTGAACTTCAATCGCTAGTTTAATAGAAGGTATGTAAAAGTCAAGATACAAAACGGACTTTCTGTGAAGCTCTGTGCTTCCCGGTAGTTTTACTTCTTCAAGAATACGATAGCTATTAAAAATTTCTTTCAGAAGATTTCTAGCCCGCATATGAAATTTTGATCTTTTTCTCTTATCATCATTAAATACGTCATATGCACTTAAATTCCACACATACTCTTTACCGTTTATTCCAATTACTTTCAATATAATTCCTTTATTTTAGAATATACAAAGCCAGCAATTTTAGCATTCTCATTTAAAAACTCTGAAACATTATTTATTCCTTGGAACTTAAAGAATTTTTCTATTGCTTCTGGCGTTTTGTCAACGTTATTCGATCCTAGTAATTCGGCAACTACAGGATTATCTGGTTCATCAACAGCGCACTGAATCGTGTACCAAGCGCCAGCGGCTTTTATTAAACGGAACTCACAAGCAATTTGAACTATTTCTTGTGTTTCGTCTATGCCAATGCCATACTTTATCCAGCTTTCTGCTGTACTATTTGGTCTTCCGCCAGCATTAGATGTTTTAATTACCCAATTAGCTATTTGTCCAACGTGAGGTCCAGTATCTTTTGGAACTTGCCATTTTCCTCTGTGTGTAATAACCATGTTTGTTCCGGCTTGATATTGCAACATGTTTCCACAATCAGCCATCTTTTGTGGTGCATATGGCGAACCGCCAGTGTTAGCAATGTTATGCGTTATACAAATAAGAATAGTTTTGTTCTTCATTAGGGTGCCGCTGATACGCTTGAAAAACATAGATAACAATCTTGGTAATGCATTTCTCACGCCAGTTCTAACCTCGCCCTCAAGCTCACAGGCCGGAACCATGTTTGAAAGAGAGTCTGCTATAATCAAGCATCCCGGATCATTGTTAATATAATACTCAACAATATTTAAAAAGTCTTCTGCTGTTAAAACTCTTTCATCTGTAGATTCTATAATTAGTATATTATCTGGCTGTAAGCCTTTTATTCCATCAAAGTTTTGTTTTGAAAGTCTTCCTTCTGTATTTACATATATGACTCTTTTGTTAGCCTTCTGGCATTTTGCGGCAAAGTGTAGTGCTGTTGTTGTTTTTCCACTTTTTGGATCTCCTGTCATGACAACGACAGAACCTTCTCTAATTCCACCGCCAAGAGCTATGTCGAGTGCTGGAGAAACGCCAATGACGTTTAAGCTATTTATGCTTTCTAATACTTCTGTTCCGCTTCTTACAACATCCCCATATTTACTTACTATAGAGCTACTTACACTGTCTTCTGAAAATTTTGTATTTGATTTCTTTACTTTTGTCATAAATTCCTCAATTGATTGATGCTGGCCTTACCTTTATTATAGCTCACTGATGGTCTTGTTTCAAGCTCTTTATTTTTTTCTTGTGCTTCTAAATTAATTTCTATTTTAGATTCTTCTTCTTTTATCTTGTTATAATATTTCTGTATTACTTTTTCTGCTTCTGGGTTTATCTTGTAGCCTCTACCATTTTGAATTCCTAAAACTAAGAGTTTATCAAAATCTTTAGATTTTATAGCTTGCAATATTGCTTCTTCGCCATATTTCTTTTTTAATTGCAAAGCTGCCCCGTATTGCTTTTTCCATAGCCAATGTAGAGGATCGCCTTTTGTCCAAAATTTATAAGATGGTTTTCCAAGATTCAACTTTTCTGATCTTCTTAGAACTATATATTCTGCAACATAAGCCTCAAAAGTGCAATATTCACCAGTATGAATATGTTTATATTTATGGGTTTCTGACCATTGCTGCTGGTATGTTTTGTTAAATAGGGCTGGTTTCTTCTTTTCCATGTTTAAATATTAATGCTTCCTTAAAAGAGTTTTCAATACTATCTTCTGTAGAAAGTTCTTCTACAAGCTCTGGGATTATCCACATCGTTTTCTTTATTATATCCCCGTACACCTTACCTATTGTTATTGTCTGTTTACTTTTTTCTCCAATGGCCCCAAGTATTGATTGAACTAAATAAGCACCGTCAGCATCAGAAACATCAACTTCTATAGAGTTTGATCGGTATTGTAATCCAACCTTCTTTACGAAAAGATTTGCCTCATCACAAAAATCTTTGAGCTTTAGCCAGTAGCTGTATTCTGGAAGATAATAATCAAGATTATTAGATAGGGTGGCCCTAATCCATATCTTATATTTATCTTTTCTATATTCAGCAATCCAATCATCATAAGAATTTATAAACATGATTCGCACCCCACAAATAAAGCCCTTCCCCTGTTATCAAAGGATATATCCGTTTTATTAAACAATGATATTAGTTCTTTTTGCTCATGATCTTTTAGCTGTTCGAAATCATGAATAAATAGATTTTTAGTTACATTTGCACACGCCAAATATTCTTGCATTGCTCTTGATCCATGTATTGAGTCATGAAAAATATAGTCATATTTATCTTTTGTGTTTAGCAAAAAATATGATCCAGAGCATGTTTCTGGATAGATATTATTTATGCCTAGATTTTTCCAATAATTTATTCTATAATCCTCTGATATTGTATCAGATAAATCTATAGATATTATTTTTGCATTATTTGCTGCTAGTGCTATAGCTGCTGTGCTTAATCCAGCATGACTTCCGATTTCTAAAATTAACCCACTGCAATCTTTTACAATAGAGCAAATCATTGAAATATGATTTTTACTAGTTGTCATTTGATGAGAATCGTCAATAGATTCTAGATAATTATTCCAATCCATTTTTACTCCAATTATTTATGTTTTTTAAAGGCCCACTTTTTCATTGTGCCAAGTCTGTCATGATAGGATGTGGCATGTAAGAAATAGCCATTTTTTTCCATGTTTTCATTATATCTTAAATCATTTTTATGTATATTAAATTCATATGGTAGAACGGCTGTTTGCTCTAAAAAATTATTATGTTTTTCTAATAATGCAATATTTGATCCTTGCTCCCACCATTTATGATTTATAAATTCTTCTTGCGACCAGATCAAATCTAAAAATTCTTTACTTTTATTGTTAAGTAACCAAACACCACAATTTGGTACTTGCCCCTCATATCTATCTATATGTACAACAAAAGCTTGAATAAGGTTATTATGGTCAAAATATTCTAATATGTTTGGCTCGATGTTATTTATATATACATCAGAATCTAGCCACAAAACGTTTGTATATCCAAGTTCTATCAAACGCTTTATTACTGGAACTTTAAGCCATGATGCTGGCCTATTATGATCCCAATTATAATCTTTGCATATTTCAACTATTTCTTTGTAAGAAGGTATAAACAAATCGTAGCTGTGTTTTAATGCGTATTTATAAAAAGTCGGAACAGCTAATTCCAATAATTTTGTGTGAAGATTGCCTGTAGCAAAACTAACAATTACATTATTCATCTTTTTATCTTAATGGTTATTCAAATATTTTAACTATGCACAAAATAATCTTCTACACTATCAGATTTTTCTAATAAATAATTATGCTGTTGTAGTAGTGTTTGAATTTGTGTCCTTTTTGGATATTCTTCATTATGCTCTATTGTCATGCATCCAAATGTATACTCATCAAAGGGAAAATATTTTAGAATTTCATACTCAGAACCTTCTGTATCTAGTGATAAATAATGTATAAATTTAGGGGCATTGTGCTTCTTTAGTATATTATATAGAGTATCTGTTTTTATAGTTTCTTTTTTAGCACTAAATACTGCTGGATGATGCTTCCATCTATCAATATGATCTGTAATTCCTCCAATATCTCCAGCTATAGAAAAAGTAATAGATGTTTCATGTGAATATATAGCTAATTTTTCAAGAATAGTATTTGGTCTATTCTCAAAATTTAATGGAAATGGATCTACCGCTATGCCTGTCCATCCATTTTGTTCAAGCAAAAATGTATTTGATATTCTTTGGCCATCGCAACAGCCAACGTCTACAAAAAACCCTTTAGTGTTTGAAAATTTACTTAAAACCCACAAATCTTGCTGATATTGAGAATATGATTTCATCTATATTAATCTTCTTTCTTTATCTTAGTAACACAACTTTGCTTAGTTTGTGGCTGTCTCTTTCGCGAAAGGTCGCCAAGTGTAGATGCGTTTTGAGTCATCACCACTGATCCCTTGTGTCGTGCAAATTGAGATCCAGCATTTAAGGTTGCTTCACTATCCTTTTGAGCTTTTGTAAAACACTTCTCTATTGCCTTAATTGGCCTATCTAGATCTAAAGCTATATCTTGAACACTCTTTCCTGTCTTGGCATGTTCTGTAACATAAAATGTTTCAGCCTTACTCAACGGTCCTCTTTTACTAGCCATTTATAAAACTCCTGTTTGCTTTTGTTAGAAATAAAATATTTTTTGTCTTAAGATAGTTTAAGTAGAAATCAAATGTCTCGTATGAAACCATCTTGAATTCTGTTCTATCTAGTATATTTCTTCTAGAATTAGATCCAATTGGGTCTAGTGGAATATTGTTGTATGTTCTAATAAAGTACTTTCTTTGCACCTTGTTCTTGCTTAATTCTACGCTCACGGTTTTTGCATAAGCAATTTTCTCATCCTCAATGAGAGTAGCCTTATCGTCAAAAAGAAGCATGGTGCTTTTATTCGTTCTTAGATTATCAGTAAATATCTCATTTATGAATTTCATTTTTCTCCCGTTATAATATAACGGTTCCTTTGTTCTTGTGTCATTTTATTTATTTCTTTTGCCGTGGCAGAATCAGATTTTTTAGCTTGAGATTCTGAGTTATTTGATTTAGATTTTTCAACAATTTCAGATCTTTTATAGGAACCCATTTTAGACCAGTTTGAATCTGCTAATTGTCCTATGGTTGATATGTTCTTTACAGACGAGCATATGCCACCATATATTACCCTTCGTAGGCTATCTTTTCCACAGCTATCGCATTTTACAAGTGCATCATCCTTTATTGACTGATAAACATCTGATATTTTATAGTCACAATTATCACAAACATAATCATATAACATTTTAATCTCCTTCAAGGGCATGTAATACTGCCCCTAATATTCCGTTCCTTTGTATGTCTCCATAGTCTAACTTGCAGAATCCAATTCCATGAATATTTTTTAGTTTTTCTATGCAATACATCAGAGAATCGTTTTTGTATAAATCTGTCTGTTTTGTATCGCCATTAATAATTACTTTGGAGTTTTCGCCCATTCTTGTTATAAACATTTTAATTTGTTCAAGAGTACAATTTTGAGCCTCATCAAGTATCATATAAGAATTATGAAAAGTTGAGCCACGCATGGTTTCTAAAGGCTCAAATCTTATTCTTCTCGTATTATAATATAGACCAAATTTATCTCTTCCAAGGAAATATTTTAAATTTTCCTGCATTGGTTGCAAATATGGTTGAATTTTTTCGTTTAATTCTCCCGGTAATGATCCTATATCTTTGCCAGTACAAACTAAAGGTCTTGTAACTATTATAGATTCTATCTGGTCTTTTTCCAAGTGTTCAGAGGCAATTCCAGAAACGATAAATGATTTACCAGTACCAGATGGTCCAGTACAAAACGTAATATCATTTTCTATGATAGATCGTATATAATTTCTTTGATTTTCGGTTTTAGCAACTAATACTTTATTTTCTTGTTCTTTCTTTTTTTTATTTTTTTTACTATATGGGTTATTCGAATTATTATTTGTTGCTGACAATGCTATGTCTCCGGTTGCGAGGAATCTGACATTAGCCACTGATTCTATCCAAAGTTTCGCAACTTTACTATCTTACTGATATTTATAATAGTCTTCTATTTCATGCTCCTTGTATAAATAATACCCATTTTTCTCTAAAAGAGATCTCATTTTCATACGCTTTTCTTCTTGACCGTTATGCTCTGTAGTTATAAATCCAAACTTATATACCTCAAAATTAAAAGTAGATAGTATTTCGTATTCAGAGCCTTCGGTGTCTAAAGACAAATAATCTATATATTTTGGTGCATTGTATTTCTCTAATAAATCATATAGTGAAATAGTAATTAAGTTTACTTTTTCGGCCATTACAACGTGTGGGTGATGTTTGAATTTGTCTATACAAGTTTCTATACCACCAACTGCACCAGCTTTTGCAAAAGATATTAATTGATTTGAATGAGAGAAAACAGGAGAGGTATCCAGTATAGTATTTTTTCTAATATCAAAGTTTGTTGGAAATGGATCTGATGCTATACCATTCCATCCATTTAATTCTAATAAATAAGTATTAGACCCATCTATGCCGTCACAGCACCCTATATCAATAAAAAACTTATTTTTACCAAATAAATCTAACACTATTAGATCTTGACCAAATTGTGAAAAAGATTTCATATTAAACAAGCACCCCCAGCGCAGCTAATTTCCTCTATCCCAACTGTATTGTCTTCTGTTTCTAAGAGTTGTGTATAATCAACTTTTTTGAAACTATTAAATAAATCACAGTATATTTTCCAGTTATAAACATCTTTCATGCAATATGTTAGTCGTTTTATATCTCCGTCAAAGTATTTACCAGCAAAGTTTTTCATTTTTGTTGTAAACAATAACTTTTCTTTGCTATCTTTTTCGGAGCCTTGGTTTAAGCTTACATAATCACAAGCTGCCCATAGATTATTATCAAATGCGTTTAGTCCTAGTTCTATTAGTCCAGAACACCACAACGCAGCATCGCCATACTCTTTTACGATTTCTCTGCTAGTATAAACTGTTGTAAATGGGGCTTGTGGATAGTCCTTATCTCCGCTTTGTGGAATAAGGCTTATGCCAGCAAAATATTTTCTATTATCATAAATATACTTTGCTACTTCGTCCCATTCTTCTGGCTTAACCGTTACAGTATTACTAACATTATGACTCAAATATTCTTGTGTGCATAATGATCTATTTTTTCCAGAATAAACCCAATTCTTTTGAGTTTCTTTCACAATAGATAACATTTCTACTGCTGGAAGTTGGTTTTTTAATTTTGACCCATCTGGAACTTCTATGGGAAATTTAATAACTTCATCGGTATTGTTTGCAGACCAGCTTGACTTTTCACAAGCTTGTGCATTAATCTTTTTGAAGTGTTGGTAAGGTGCCTCAAGCACATTGGCTTGCACATGCCTAATATATCTTTTGGCGTGGTGAGGATGAATACCAGAACTAGTGCCTAACATACTACTGCTAGTTCCTTCTGGTTTTAAACAGGTAACTCTTGCTGCTTGATTAATTCCAATCTTCTTTGAGACTTCTTTATTGGTTTCTACTGCTATTTTTGCCCCTGCTCGTAATACCTTCTCTGATAATACAAGATCGTGCTTTTCCATAATACCAGTTAATGAAACACCAAGCAAAGCCTCTCTTTCAAAGATACGACAACTAATTTTTCCAAGATAATCTAGCTTAGTAAAACCAGCTTGAAGAGTTCCTATAATAGCAGCAGCTTTACAACGATCATAGAAATCATCTTCATCTTCTATAGACGAGCAATTAATGGTCGATAAATTACATCCTTGCCATCCACTTTTTCCACTTTCTTCATCTACGGGCCACATGCCCACTTCGACACAGTTATGAACATAAATACTATCATTGTCAAAAGCATGAATATCTTCTACGGTGCAATCGTAGACATCTAAATCGCCAATAATTGTTTTATTGATAAGCGTGTCAACAAAATTAGTTCTATTTGGCATTCTTTGATAATTATTAACAATTGTTTGAATTTTATTATGCTTATCTAGATTTTTAATAGGAACATATTTTGCGAATCTAACAATATTATCACTACTAATAACCAATTCATGTGATGCTTGGCAAAAATAATTTTTGGTTCCACCCTTACCATCTGGCATAACTCTATCACCTTCTGATCTACGGTTCTTATAAATTTTTGAATAAATGCCTAGAGAATTAAGAGCTATTTGTAAGTGTTGTAAATTTTCTAATTGTGTCGATGAAATTCTCAAAGAAGACCCTTTGACGTTGTTCACTAAGACAGTTCCATCAGCATCAAAATATCCAGCAATCAAACCAGAAATATGGTTCCACGAACCACAGATAGATTTTTTGCTTAATCTCTTAGATGTTCCGATCATGCAATCGTTATCCATCGCAAACTGCATTAACCCTTTTGATTCGATAGAGCTATAAATAGCTACAGCATTTTGTTCTAATTTATTGTGACTATTTACAAAACCAACGCTTGATAGCATTTCATATGCGTCTTTTCTATATTGCTCTTTAGATTCTCCCCACCATTTTAATTGAGCAGAAGATCTTGAATGATTTCCATCTCCTAAGAATAATCCTAATAAATATCCTTTTTTCCAATCTGATGATGTTGGATTAAAATTAGCTATATTGTCTAGTGGATATGATCTATGATTATTAATAACAACACTTTCTCCAAAATTTATATCTCCAGCTTCTTTCCATCCCGTTGTTGTCATAATCTTATGATTAGGAGTTACTCTGAGAGTTCTACCAGACTTTAACTGAAGTTCAATAACTTGTTTAGTTCCTGTTTTCCAAAACCCTTTGTAACTAGGATATGAAACACCGTCAACAATAGCATTAAACGGCTTATTAATAAGATCCTCAACCATTTTAATGCCGCGATCTGTTACTACGGTAGAATCAGCAACAACACATGGATTAAAAGTCATTTCTGTAGAGTCGCTCCAGATAAATCCCGGCTCACCAAACTCTTTAACAGATTCCATTAATCTAGCAAACTGTTCTGGAGTTGTTTCGCTTTTTAGTAGCAAGGCTGAATTGTTACTTCTGGCTCTTTGTGGATTTTCTATATACCAATTACCAGTTTTTGCTTTAGCCATTTCTTCATCGTCAGCACTAAATAAAGCTAAACTAGCTGATCGTCTTACGCCGCCGCTCAATACGGCATCGCTACTATGCATAATAATATCATACGCATCTATTGATCGAAGTCTCTTTTGGCCATTACCCACGCAGCGATCTAGCAAAGCTCTTATTTTTTCTAAACCATTAGCTAGTGGCTTGAATCCGGGAGCTTTTCCAACGCCAGAACTTAAGTTTGAACCTTGTGGCCTAATTTCACTATAATCAAATATTACGTGTGTATTTTTGTACTCTTTGAATTCTTCAATTGGCTTGCTAAAATAGCTACTGAGTAGCACACCAAGAGCATCTGCCCATCCTTCTATGCTGTCTTCAACAACATACTTTGTTCCTTGACCTTTTGGTGGATTATGTTCAAGCGTTGGAAGCTTGGCAACATGGTGCTTTTGAACACTAAATCCTGTGCCACTACCACAAAGCAACAACCAAAAGCACTCTTGAAAAAATCTTAATCTGTCACAATAAGAACTGGTGCAGTTGTAAATCTTGGCGTGTCTTTTTAGAATTGGGTCGCCACCAAACTGTAAAGCTCTTTGGCTTCCAAGAACCTTCTTTTTATACATCATATCATATGCCCAATCAATATCTTCTCTAATATTGAAATCAGCATACTTTATATGCATCATTTCTCTAACTCTGTCAACCGCTTCTTTCCAAGTTTCTCGTCTGTTTTTGTCTTCAAGCCACCTTGCATACTTACTAACAAATGTATAATTCTGTAATTCTTGAAGTCCAGACATATTTTCTCCTTACAATGTTGATTTTAATTAATTATTTGTTGAATATCTTGCTAAAAATTCTTTCAAGTATAAATTTCAATATAACTGGAAGCACTACATATAAAAGCAAGACTGTTAGTATTATTGATCCAGCCTTCATATCTGGATCATTTCTCAAATTATCCATTACGAAATTTCTACAATCCCTTTTAAGCTTTCTTTGTGAAGAAGCGGAGCATCCAGCAAAATCTATGCCACTGTTACTAGTTATTGTAACCCATTCCTTGGCATAATGCAAGCACTTGTGAGCAATTTTTTTTCGTTCTTCGTCTGGATATTCTTTTAAAATTTCTTTACTTATATCACTGAAATCGACAGATTGACCAAATATTTCGTTATCTTCCTCTTGTTTGTAAGAGAATCTTATTTCTGGAAGATATTTTAGTTTTATAACACCTTCTGTCTCTCCAAGAATTACTTTTTGTATCCATCCAGAAACTGTAACAAATTTTTTCCAACTTACTTTTGGTAGATCTTTTGTGAATGTAAAGTTTATATTATTTTCGCCGTCTATAAAAGTATTTAGTTCTAGTGGTGCTGGAAATTGAATATTTAAATTTTTAACTGCATATCCATCTTTTGAGAACAGTTTTGAAATTATATCTCTTATAGTTGTAATATCTATTTTCATGTTATTTCTATTTTGATAAAAGCCAAGTTAGTCCCATAAATATTTCAGATAATTTCTTTTTTTCTTCTTCTAATAATATATGATTGTCATCTGTTGTTACGCTAGCTATTAAGTTAGATATTTTATTAGCTAAGTCCTCATATTTGCCTTTTAATTTATTCTCAAAATAATACTCACCAGCAAGCGTATAAAGATCATTTAGTTGTTGTAAATCAGTGTTATAGTTTACAACTCTTTCTGCAAATTGTTTGTTAAAAACTGCTAGCTGAACTCTATCTGTTTTATTTTTTACTATCTGTGATATTGGTGATACTTTTTCTATCACATCCTCTGATGGTCTTTTTATACTTATTTCTATGCTTTGGACTATCTTCTTTTGAATCAATCCAAACGCTGCGAAACTTATAAGACTTACTGCAAAAATATTCTTGATTAGTTTAATCATTTTCTAAAGCTTTATTTAAGAGAGGAAATACTTCATCTAGCTTATCTGCTGCCTCGTTTAAGTTAATAGAATCGCATTTAGTTTTAAGCTGATACCATAAACCTATTATTTCTAAGAATGTTGATTCTTTGTTAACAGGCTTTTTAGATTTTACAAAAATTAATTTTGTTAACATCCCTTGAAAATCTATAAAATTAGAAACTAATAAAAGGCATCCTACGCCCATTAATATATATAACATATTGTCTGACATTTTAACCTCTTACTTGCCATGAAATGGGCATGGTGAAGTGTGACCATCGCCATGTGTTATTATTCCTGTACCCCTACATATACACTTTTTTGGATCTTCATGAGTTCCGTCATCTGGATTAACTGGAACCACTGTAATATAAATTTTCTTTTCTGCTTTGTCAAAAGATTCTATAGCTTTGTTTTCTAAAATTGTTATAGAACCTTCATTTTTAGCAAAATCAAAAGTAATGATTGGTTCACAACCAAGTATTACTGTTAGTAAAATCGATGAAATTAAAACTGAACTTTTCATAATATTAGATAGCATTAGCCACCAACTATTGTTTGTGTTCCAATTGTGTAGTATGTTGTGTCATCAAACCTATCAGAATATCTATTTTCTAAATCTGTATAACTAATACTAGTTTCATATGTTGAGTCTAGAGTTTCATAATTGCCAGTTCTTTGGCAAAATACTACGCATGTTGCATTTTTTAAAGTTTCAACTCCAGAAACTATATTTGTTACTACATCTACTGTTGATATTGGCATTATGTTCTCCCTTTTTAAAATACTTTATCTAATGTCCAAACTACTTTTCTTGGTGGAAACCCGTCAACATCACTAAAAACAAATGACCCGTTACCAGAAAGCATGGAGGCAGCAACACTTTCTCTTATCCAAAAGCTTCCATCTGGTTGATCGTGTCTTTTTGGACCATTATTCCAAACGCCCCAGCTATTTTGGACCAAAAATAATGTTTCATTATATATTTCATGAGTATCATCCATAGCCACCCAAGCCATCGCATGACTCCATCCACCACTTCTAGATGCTATTCCATGCTGATCCCTTCTTGAACTAAAACCAGCACCACTACAAACACTAATAGCATAACCGTTGGCTAATGCGTCTCTTGCTTGTTCGACCGTATTAATTAATGATATTGTTTTTACTTGATGTTTTTTTGCCTCTGCAATAACTTCTTCTGGAATACCTCTAGAACCCCATCTAGAACCTGTTGAACTATCGTATACAGATAGATCTACACTATCATACTTCTTTCTTAAAAGAATTCCACCGTTTTGATGAACAAATCTCGCGGCTACAGAACAACTCATGCCCTGACCACCGTGACCT